TCATGTTTCATCATTCCTGAGTTCAATTTCCTTTTCCACAATCAAATTTAAATGAAGAGCTAGTTTATAAAACGCCTTCCAACGAAGTTTGCCATAGGTTCTCGAACTGATCGGCGGAGCGAATTCGAGAGTGTAAACCTTCTCGTGAGTGATATAGTCATGATCGTTACTCATATATTTTGTCTCTATCAGAAACTTTTCCATCCGTGGAAGCCTATTTACAATACTTTCAATTCTCTTACAGTACTCCTTACGTGCTGCTAAGCTGTCTACGTTGTGTATTGCTATACTCGCCGTCTGATCTGATGTAGTACCTGTATCACTTCGGGGAGTTGCTGACCAAGCTGCTGTTGTAGTTGCTTCGCGTTCTTCGAAAGTAAGGAACTTATTAATGCGATATCGTTCGAACGCCGCCTCTACAGCAGCCTGTGTCTGTTCCCGGTCTATCTCTGGTAAAAAGCTCTGTTGCACTGGGCAATCACCCCTTTGTAAAGAATCCCCCGACAGAAGCCGGGGCGTATATCATCTTAGAACGGCAGATCGTCTTTATTCTCAGGAATTACCGGACCATCTGTATCGTCTTGCTCGGCATCTGCGATCTGATCTAGGGTGAGTTGGTTCTCATCTTCTTCCAAATCAACCGTGCCATCTTGGTTATGAGTTACCTTAACGCCGTTGCCTGGTTGTTTTGGTTGATCCCCGCCCTGTTGTTTAGCGATCACATCCTCAATGGTTAGCTGGTCCATATTCACTTCTTTAATTGCGAGTCCAAGGCGTTTTACGTCCTCAGTCGTTGGACCGTGGCGCTTGATGACCTCAACAAATGCCTCAATATCAGGCGGTACTGTCTTAAGCAATGGGCGCCCGTCAGCTGCTTCCAAAGTGTTGCCGTCCTTGTCCGACTTGAGATCAAGCGTAAAGAGCGCATGATCTAATACGTACCTTTGTTGTGGTTCGCTCATCTTGTTCCACATCTCGGCGTTGAGGTACAGGATAGCGTCTTTTTCCCATGTGCTACGCAGATCATCACCCAGCACCTTAAACTTGCCGAACACTGTCTTACCTTTGGACTTCCACCCGCCGTGCTTCATGAGGATCAGTACCTCTGTGTCTCCAAAATAATGGTGGTGCTTCTGGATCATATCCGCCAGCATTTCATATGTTTCCTCGATTGCTTCTGTGTGAAACTTTTCTGCTTTAGCCATTTATAATTGCTCCTCTCAAATTTGGGTTTTATGAGAAAATAACGACAGCAGCTAGTGCCAGAATCCCTGCAATGCAGACTGCAGCCATATGCATGCTTCTTTCTCTGTTCCAGTCATTTTTGTCTATCGGAAATCCTAAAGATGCTATGATTACAATTGCAAAGATGATCTTAATCCACATTGACGTCAGTCCCCTTATAAGTTCAGTACAGCCAATAGTGCAGCCTTACACCGCTGTTCAGGCGTTGCGTGGGCAAATTGATAAACGTTATTCAGAGTTGTTGGCTCATGCAACATCAGTCCCATTACATTGTGAAGCTCAATGGCATAATCCTCTCGGAGTGGTGTGTCTTGATCAAATATGGACTCTACTTCCCATGCTGCGGATATGTCCGTTGAATATAGAGGAAATGGTACGTGTTTATAAAGAACTGGGCTAAAACCAAAGTTTGCATGGTTACCATCCGCACTAAAAGAGTGAATTACTGCTGGATTGACCCTCCTTATATCAGTCCATCCCAATACCTTCTCTGCAATCAAAGCATCCATCTCTCGCCCCGGCTTCATCCCTTGTATCTCTTCCCTTGTGAGTGTCATTGGTTAGCCTCCTTTGATTTCCGTTTTGCTTCATCCAACATTTCACCGATATAGGAACATTCATATCCGTCTGGATCGTTGAAAAGTGTGGGGTTGGCATCCATAAATTCTTTAGCTTCATCGCACATGTACCAATTTTGAAACTCTCCTTCATACTCACCCCTGTAATTCCAGCAACTTGAACCAGATGGGATTGTACGTCCTGTCGCAGCACATTTGTGATCCTTGCGCGTCTTATTGACTCTCGTTAGTTCGTTCCATGTACTCATTGGTTATCTCCTTCCTCAGGCAATACGATCTTTGCCCAATGTGTCACCCATGTAAGCGGAGTATCATTTATGTGCCATCCATAGCCACCGTCTGGGTGGATTTTTGCAGCATGTCTCGCAACTAATACGACTCTTCTTCCATCAGTTACAAGAGTGTCGGTGTGGCTCACAATGCTTCTATCGTGCCGATCATACTTAACCCATTCCATCATGATCTATTTGCCCTCCTTGGCTTCCAAATCCGGTCTGCACTCTGAACACCATTCATATCCTTCAACGGGCTTATTTCTTCCACAGCGGGCACAAGACTCTTCATTAAGCCAATCTATTCCCTCCTTGGGTGCTGGGGTATCTGGGTAAAGGGAAACTAAATACAGCAAATCATCCATCATGTTCAGCATAATGTCGTAGTCGTTTATATCTTCACCTTTTCCACCAGTAGCATTGGTGCTTACGATTCCGCGTAATTGTTCCCACGCCTCTTTCAGACATTGCTCCCGGTACTCTGCTGCGTCTGCACGGGATCTGTGCTTATCTAAGGCGGCACACGCTGCTTCATATGCTTCTGGTGTCGGGTACTTACGAAGTGCTTCTCTTCGCCATTTCTGCGCCTCTAATTTCCATTCCGCAGGCCGTAGATTCTCAATCCCATATTGCCAGCCACTCAAGCCTTCGAGTTGGTAACGATTATGCTCGTACTGAATATCTGTTAGCTCCGTAACCAAACCACTTGGCATGATAACCGGATCTCCACGTTTAAGCTCCCTTTGTGTCATTGGGCTTCCTCCCCTGCTGCTTCAAATCCACCACAAGACGTTAAGTCATCTTCTAAATAATCTGTCTTAGGAGGATCTCCTTCCCATACTGGAAAATAAGGTCTAGTTGTACAGCAACGCTTACCATCTTTCGTGTAAAAGAACCTGCAATCTTCGCACTTATCGACATGAGCGTCAGGACCTTCATTGTAGATTTCAGCGCAAGCTTGGCTGTCAGGAAATACAAACATGCAAGAGCTGCCGCTTACCGAACATGTAGAACCGTTAAATGCTGAACATGCCACGTTTTATCCTCCTTGTGGGAGAGGAGGGCTATTAACCCTCTCTGTCCCTGTATCTTCGTACTGTACAACAATTACTATGACTCTTGATGAAAAAGCTTTATTAAGCTAGCGGGCAGAATAGATATAGTTATGGTAATAACTAAGACCAGCTGCCGCGGATCCATCTGGCAACCTTGGCTAACTAGGGCAGAAGATAGATAGATAGATAGATAGATAGATAGATAGATAGATAGATAGATAGATAGATTGATTGAAATATATGGTATTATAGTGTTTAGAAAAATCTAAAAATAAAAATTCATAATGGAGCGATCTTAATGTTGATCCAATCATTTGAAGACGAAATACTTGAGCGAACCTTGTCCATGTTTGTCGAAAATATCCGAGCCATTCTTAATAGAAAGTTGCGAAGCATTTACCTTTACGGTTCGGCCATCCACAATGATTTATCCCCGGGATACGGGGATTTGGATTTTCTCGTCGTAATTGGTGAGGACCTAAGCCAAAATGAAATCGAACTTTTAAGAAAACAAAGATCCAATTATAGATCATCCCTTCTTAGAAGATCCGTCGATAGACAGATCCCCAACCTCTATACTGATATGCTTGAGGGCGCCTTTCTCACGATTAATATGCTGAGTGGAGAAAAGGGCAGTGGCTTATGGTGGGGAACAAAGCGCGAAACCATCTGGACAGAAAATCAATTAGACCTGTTCACCCTGTACACGATCAAGGAGCAGAGTATCTTGTTGTATGGTGAGTCCCATCTAGACAATATTCCATCTTACTCGAAGGATGAGTTCATTCTCTTTTTTAAAGAATATACCAAGTGCATGCGGAAGTTTGGCAAGGGAAATAGCCTTCATTCCATTGACTGGCTCCTGTTAGCATCCAAATTTATAGCTTGGTGGCAGGAAGGTGTTATCCTGTCTAAAAGCCAAGCAGCAGATTGGGGGCTTTTACATCTTAGTGGCAGATGGAAAGATAATTTGAAGAGATGCAAGGAGCTAAGGAAGAATCCAACCATGGTATCACGTCTAGAGTATTCCGAATGGCTGAGTAATTTGGAGCCAGCCATTATTGAAGCATCACATGATCTAGACAGAGCTCTCGAAACAACTATTCACTAAAGTAGAATCTTTATATTCTTGTAAAAAACAACTTTTTTTTGCTAACGGGAAACGTTGGTTCAACAACTCAGCAGCAGTCTATGACTTTATTTTCTCGTTCAGAGATGCCTTCGTTTAAAAACCGACTCTCCCTTCTACTGCACCGTATTGTCTACTCTTTAGGAGAGGAGGGATACTCCTACTCCCTTAATGATCTGGTTCGGCCCCCGCGTTGCTGGGTTTATGCTGTCGGACGATGGCTTTCAGCCTAATGAGTTACACTCTCTTTCGCCTTCGACATTTCAAGAAGCGCATCATATTCAGTCTTATTCAACTCAACTACCGTTCCTCCGAATTCCGCTTTTACATTTTGAATTTGGCTTAACAGCATAATTCCTGAGTTTGTTTGAAATAATCCGATCAAATCGCCACTTGGCATTACCGCTTTAAAATGCCTCACTTGGTTACTCATTCCCTTTCGCCCCCCTGAAGCGTGATATATGCCGCCTCTGCCCTCTCTCGGGGGCAAATGTTTGTCTTATCCTTTACCTGTGTCATGCCTTACCCTCCCCGATCCAATCCGTTACAGCCCTGTACACTTCGTCAGGCAAGTTATTTCCCATTTGAGCGCTGACCATTTGTACACGAGTGCAATTTAATTTGGCTGCCAATTCAGCAAAATTCAGCCGTTCTATCTGTCTCTTTCGATACAATGCTTCTTTTTGTTCTACGGTCAATTTCATGCCTTGTCGCTCCCTTCCTCATATACATAGTCACACGGTACACACAAATAAATTCCCGGCCTACTTGGATGGTTTATAGGGTGTTGGTTTCCACATGTGGGACAGTTTGAAGTAACCGGCATTGCCGTCCCTTCCTCCAACAATTCACGTGCTTTACTTCCTCTGTCGCTCGTAACCATTGATTGACCTCTACCGAAGCTTGGCAACTCCCAATGTTCTTGATTAGCATAGAAATCCAGTACCTCTCGTTGTCGGGCTATGGTCTGCTGTGCCTCTGCTAACTTAGTGTCGCGTTCTCTTAACTTCTCATTAGCACGTTTTTGAGTATCCTCGCGGTTGAATTCAAGTGACTTAATATACAGTTCGAGTTTCCCAATACGTTGTTGTGACTCTTCTAGAGCAGCCAGCAAGTCATGCACGTGCTTTATTAACTGTCCTTTCTCTGCCACTCTGTACCAAAATTCAATCTCTTCTATCCGTTCTGGTGTCATACTCATTTGCCCCATACCTCCTTATGGCATGACTTGCAAACTTCCAATTCATTACCGTTGAACTTATTTTTCATGACCAGTTCTGAATGTTTTTCCTCACAGAGTTGGCAAAGCGTCCGACCACATTCGGGGCATTTCTTGAGTTCAGTCATATAACCTTTCCTCCGTGCCGTTGTGGACGTGTTGCGTTGTAAGCCATCTTCTCCTTAATTGCTTGCTCCAGATCGATTCCATAACGACCACAGGCGTCAAATACACGAATCACAATGTCTGCCAGCTCGGACGGTATGCCGCATGGTTTCCAAGTATCGTCTGCCATTTCTAAGCGAGTGAGCGTCATCCCGAAAGCGGACTTTTCTTCGTACCAAACCTCTGTAGGCTTCTTGCCATTTCTAAAGTCCTCCAGTGCCTCCGAAGCCTCTGAATGAATCAGGGCAATGATTTCACCAAAACTCCGTTCCTCAACCCACCAACCTTTGTCTACAGCATTACAGTGGGCTTCATTAACCAGCTCATTAATTGTTTTCACGCCTTCGCCGCCTCTCCTTCATCATCCACAACTAAAACTGACGATTCTCTAAGATTCCATCCGCTGTCTTTGCCTTGGCTGATATAAAATACAGAGCTTTCCTCACTGTATGCAATAACGCCTTCTGCCCATTGTTCGTCCTTGGAAAATCTGCCTAATGATAGATTAGTGAATTTGACTCGCTGCCCTTCGAAAAGGTCTTTGCCTTTATCATCAGCACGACCGATATATTGACCGACTGTCTCTGGTCGTACTTGGTAAGCAAACGGGAGTCCTGCCTCGTTGGAAATGTAATACCCCTTTTTCAGATGCCGCACGTCCTCGGGCAGTATTGCTAGATTCCCAATGTGCCAGTTTCCTTCAAGGTCCATGCCCCGGAATTTGTGCTCTCTGCTCATACTGGTTATCTCCTCTCATGATATAAAGCACATAATCAAAAACTATCGAATGGTATTATTTGGGCTGAATAGGTGTTAACTTGAGTAATATAGAGGTGATTGATGTGTCCAAATTTTTATATTTCCTACTTATCTTTGCGATGATTATGGTGTGCGCCCGTATTTGGCGGTCAAGACGTAAGTGAATTGTTTGTTGGGTGCTGTTATACCCCCTTATTTACTAATATCTCAGCAGCAGTGTTAACCTCACTCAACCATCTTTCGTAGGCTTCTCTCCCGGCACCAAGATTTCGTACACATTGCAAACGCAATGGGCAACGATGGCAGTTGTCTTTGAGATTTTCCCGACAGATTTGCTTGGCTGCTTCACTGAGATCTGTCATAGGCTAAACTCCATCTGACCAACTGCAGGCTTGTAGCGCTCCAGCGACAAAGAACTTCCAGAGCCGACACAGAATTCCGGCATGCTTGCTTGGACCTTTGCTCTCGCCATTTCTGGGGAAACTGAGTTCCCGCATTTCGCAACTTGCTGCGCTTTTGGAACTGGGCGCCCGTTCTCCTGATAGCCATCAATGATATAGGTCCCGGGGAATCCTTGAGCTGCATAGAGTTCCTTTGGCTCTAACATTCGGAACCCGATGTCCACCACGACATATGGTTCACCCTTCACATGAACGATCACCAATCCAAACCGATCATGTGTCGGTATCGTATGCAGTGGGCTATTCAGATCCTGCCCAATGCTTGCCCCGTAATAAGCCACTAAGAACGCGTAAACCAATCCGTGGTGATTCCCGCCCGCTGTCACCGTATGCAGAGGTTCGGTGACAGGCTGCCCAATATTGGTGCCGCGGAACTTGATAATGTTTGCTGTGACCAGACCAAACCGATTAGCGGTATCCAACGTAAGCAGCGGTTTATCTATTGTCTGGCCCCGAGCTTCTTGCCCACTGAGTTCACCGTGATACTTAGCCAAGAAAGGAAGCACAAGGCCGTATCCGTTTTTAGCCGTCATTGTTCCGAGTGGCTTGTTGATCTCCTGCCCCCTGAATCCATCGCCGGAATGATTTACCGTTACAATAAATGGATTAGGATTGTTGACGACGAATTTCATAAATCCATGGGCTATGCGCCGGCAGGTGCTATCTGCTAATGGGCGCTTAACATTCAAACCGTATTTCTGTTTGATGTCCACCACAGATTCGAAAATACTTGGACAAGGAAGGGACCAATCAATAATCTCAGCTGCTGTCCGCCACGCTTTCCGCTTACCAGCCTGCACCTCCAAACTGCCCGATGCTCCGTGAGTCGGTTCTGGCCAGACAATCGGTTTGCCATCCCGCCGCATTTCCATACACAGCCTTTTCCGGTTAGTGGGGGCACCGTAATCACAAGCTACTAGTTCCCGCCATTCAACTACATAACCAAGCTGCCGAAGCGACTCAACGAATGATTCGAAGATACGCCCTTTCTCAGCTTGAATCGGCTGCCCATCCTCATCCAACGGACCCCAGTCTTGGAATTCCTCTACGTTTTCAAGGATGATGACGCGCGGCTTAACCAAGATAGCCCATCGAATTACGACCCACGCCAATCCACGTATTTTCTTTTCCCGCGGCTTCCCGCCGCGGGCTTTACTGTGATGCGTGCAATCTGGCGAGAACCAGGCCAGACCAACCGGACGCCCGCGGGTTACCTCTACGGGATCAATATCCCAAACATCCTCACAGTAATGTTCAGTTTCTGGATGATTCGCACGGTGCATGGCTATAGCTGCTGGATCGTGGTTAATCGCTATGTCCACTGAGCGTCCAGTTGCAAGCTCAATCCCTGTGGAAGCACCTCCGCCACCTGCGAAGTTATCAACGATGATTTCTCTCATCTTGGATACACCGCCTTGATTTTGTGATTGACCTTGCTCATAGGTTTTTTCCGTCTCCGCTGAATTTCAGCAAGAGCATTGTTTTTGTAAATTGATGCAGCTCCATCATCGTTATAGGCAATCTCGTAAAGCTGTCCAAGCGTTGCTTTTTTCCAGTTCACCCCTGCACCTCCCTAAAATAAGAACTGTTGTTCCTTCAAATGGGTGTGACTGCCCGCCGCCGCAGGCTTCCCTGGGCGTTTACTCGTTTTTGGTTTTGGATTACAATCCTTCTTTCTGGGATTCTTCACTTTCGGTGGTGGACTGATTATGTCTCGAATGACTTCCTGCTGATAAGATGTGTATGATTCCAAACTGCCACCATTTCGAACACTGTGCACGGCCAATGATATTCTGGCGATGATATATGCATCAATCACATCATGGATCGGATGCGTATATCCGAAATGCGCTAGGGCAGCTACCTCAACAGCCGCTTTCTGCTCCTCGGAGTTCAACCTCCGCTTCTTCCCCTTTTCACCCTCCCAGCTTTCTACATTGACAAACTTTTTCGTCCGTGCTGGATTTACCTCGATGAATTCAGAGAACCCTTTGCGAAACATCATGGTTCGGAGTCCACCGTGAATCATCCCTGCAGTAACAGCTGTCTGTGTTCCATATGCTGGCTGCTCTATGGCGATAATGTCATCTAGCTTAAGAAGCCCATAAAACTTGTTTTCTAGAGACACCAGTTTCTTAACGCTGATTCCTCCTTTTTCTTTCTTCCCTTCGCCCATTACGGGGGTTTCAACAAGGACGTTGCCCTCTTCATCCAATGCAACAAATCCGGTTGTCGTGGCTGGATCTACTCCAATAAATCTCATTTGCTCACTCCCTCCGACTCCAAGGGATCAAAGGTATAATTCCCATGTATTTCTCGCGTTCTTGGTATCCTATACGCCTTGCGTAGTATTTAACTGTTTCCTGCCTGATCTCAAGCGAGTGAGCCGCGCATATTGGTACAAGAGCCCATGTGAGCGTTCCTACCTCTTTGCATTCTGGCATTTTGCATGTTTCCATCTATCGTCCCTCCTATTTGAATTCTTGATATGCAACCCCTGTAGCCTTGTATAGCTTGATGCGTCCCGGGTCTGTTAGTAGCATCTGACCGCGTTTATATTCATGAATACGCTGCTCAACGAAGTCATAAGTGCGTTGCAGTTTGTGTCGTTCTTCCGCTGCCAGCGTTAAAGGATCATCCAGTAGCTTCGCCCTTTCGACTAGCCATGCAAGTGAATTTTCATAAGCTTCATCGTCGGGTATTCTTCCGTCCTTACTCATGATGTGAGCCCTTTTTCTTTCCGTTCTTCTTTTATTTTTTCAGTAATGTTAATGAGTTGTTGGCATGCCTTATCAAACACCATGCTAACTGTGCCTGTACCAACGTTCCGGCCTTTAGCCACAATCAGATCAATCAGTCCTTTTCGATTGCTATCGGCATTGTAATAATCATCGCGGTACAGGAAGATCACCACATCAGCATCGCTCTCAATGTTTCCGCAATCTCGTATGTCGGACATGAGTGGTCGCTTATCATTTCTTTCATCCACCTTGCGGCTCAGCGCGGCTAAGCATACAACTGGAACGTGGTATTTTCGTCCAATCTGCTTTAATTCGTAACTGATGTACTTATACATTTCACGATCCGAGGCGAATGGTTTTTCGCTGCGTAAGTGTTGTAGATAATCAACATAAAGCGTAAGTTTCGGGAACTTTTGAACCAGCTTGGAAACTTTCCGGCGGATCGATTCAATTGTCGGGGCTGGAGTATCATCAATAAAGATATCCCGCCCTTCAATAAGCTCAGCACCAAATCCGTAACGCTCCCAGTCCCGTTCAGTCATTCTGCCAGATTTCATGTGTGCCAGCTCAACGCGGCTGGATGCTGCAATCGTTCGTTCAAGAATATTCATCTTGCCGTCTTCTCCCGATATGAGCAGGGCAGCTGATCCGTCTGCCGTAGATGCCAAGATATCATTACAGATATAGGCTGTCTTACCTACCGATGGTCGAGCGCCTACAACAATGAAATCCTCTTCCTGATGTCCCTTGGTCAAATTATTAAGGTCATCAGAGCAGCTTTTCCGCCCAGTGATTCCTCCTGGATTCTGGGAACGTTTAATGAGAAGTGAAGTGTGACTCTTAATTAAATCAGATACCCGCACTACTTCTGAGCCACTGGACGTCTTTTCTTGTATAGCTTCAATCCGTGCTACCTCGTTCTTCATATCCTCCAGTGATCCGCGTGAATACTGTTCACGAGCCACCTGCTCAATTTCGCGCTGGACATGAGCTTCGTTGACTATTCCCATGTAGTGCCTAAACATAGCAGCTGATGTTTCTGGAACGCTCTTTGAGATATCCATCAACGCTACGCCGCCGCCAACCTTTGAAAGCTTATCACCCCAATGATTAATCAAATCAGGGATGTAAAACGGATCTTCTCTGTCTGAGAATTGATCATAGGCGTATTGGAGTACCTGGAGAATCAGCCCATTGTTCCATTCAGGACTGAAGCTCTCTTCGCTCAAAACACACTCCTCCATGAGAACCTTCTTCTTCATAATCGCTCCAAGAACGTTTATTTCAGCTTCGTACAGGTAGTTGTAATCATTCAAGGTCGTCGTCACCACCTAATGTTCGCTTATTCTCTAAACGCTCCAGCAGTTCGTGAATATGGTCCGGCATTGGTATAACCTCGTTGCTCTCGTGGTACTCCAGCAGCGCAAGCTGTTCCTGCTGTCTCTCCTGCGCCTGTATGTCATAAATGGATAGTTGCGGCTTGTTGTTAATGATGTCCGCTATTTTCGGTTCAAATTGACTGGTATCAATGTGCTTATCCAATGCTTGGACAGCCTGCTCAATTGTTATCCCGTTTGCAGACAACCGTTGTTGCCATAACTGAGCAGTTGGAGCGTTAATTACGTTCCCGTAGTCGTCTACCTCAAATATGTTAACGAAGGCGGGGTATGCTATTTGGATTCTCGATAGAAGGGCTGCCGTCTGTTCGAGCGTTATTGCCAAGCTCAACACCCCCTGTAAAAAGTTTTTTCATTCCTTCAAAATTGCTGATTGCCTGCTGCGACTTGTTTTTATACCCGTCCTTTTTCTTGGAAAGGTGATCAGCGTATCTCTCCCGAACCCAACCGCCTTTTTTGAAAGTGGCATAATCGCTCAAATACGGCTTACCGTTTGAAACCTTGTAAGAACTGAGTGTTTGAATCATCCACGTTACCGCTTCTTCTCCTAACTCATTAACAAGCTTTTCGTACTCCATTTGTTTAAGCCAAACCTCATCGTCGAATTCAACCTTATCAACCCGGCTTTTTTTAACTTGAGTCTCGGATATTTTAGGCATCTTCTTCCCCCCTATGGGTTTTAAACATTTTTCTTTAATACCTTTTTCTTTAATACCTTTTTCTTTCTTTGGTTGCTGTGCTGGTTGCTCTGCTGGTTGATTTGAAAAATCCTGCTGGTTGCTATCGCCCTCAAAGCCTTGCGGGGCAAGGGGTTCTGCTGGTTGCTCGGAAAAATTCTGCTGGTTGCTCTGCTGGTTATTCTGCTGGTTGATTTCAGGCTCATATTCGAAGGAATAAATAGTGAATTTATTGTGCTTTTGCGTCACCTTTATGAAGCCTTCATCCACCAGCTTTTTGACCAATGTCTTTAACCTTTGCTCTGATATATCAAGCCTCCGACTCCAAGCAGGGCGACCAAATATGAACTCTTTTTGATGGATTATTACCTCAATGCCTTCGATAGTTCGCTTTTCAGGCTTATCCGAAAACCGAGCGACAAAGTACATTTCACAGAAGACCATCCAATAGTCTTTATCACGCCTTAGCCAGTGGTTTTGCAACTCGCGTCCGATCTGGATGTAACCACTCATACTACCTCACCTGCTTTACTTTAAAAGGGCAGTTTGTCATCCCCGTGCCGCTGAAAGTGGTCAAAAATCCATTCGGTCAAACGTTCAGCGTCGTTTCCCTCGTCAGCTACAGGAGGTGTGCCCATCCAGCACTTAATAATTTCAGTTACCTCTGATCGGATATTCGATGGAACATCCTTCTCTGGCTCTGGGGCTTCGATGTATCCATTGACTAGAGCTGATAGGAAAATCATAACTCGAACTTTGCCTTGCTCTGTTCGACCGTGCTCCGTCCATTCTAAAAGTTCGCTCACTCCATAGTGTTCTTCGTCCTCATCTGCAGCCGTGAAAAACCTATTCGCTATAGCCGAATTTGATATTCCTTTAATGATTAATTCATCAAGTTCGGCAGCCACTTCCCTTGGTAGTTGTACTTTCTTGCTGTTACGCCAAGATTCCAATTCCCACTCTAGCTGTTGAATACGTTCCTTAAGCGCTCCGATATGTGGGGCAAGGTTTATGGCGTATTCACCGTTACGAAGCTTTTCATTTTCTTCTTCAACTCGTTTGATCACCTTGTCCTGTTCTTGGATTGTCCGAGCAGCTTCTGCTAGACACTCAATCATCTTGTATGTTCTTGCTAGGAACTCTATTGACATTAGCCACACCTCTATTTCATAGTTTTTTGATTCTATATTTCCGATCCTTGCGGTCCCTGCCGCTAGTCAGCTCACCATAACAGCGAGGACATACCCGAGTGCGTCCAATGTATTCCTCTCGTTCTGGATTAATCTCTTGACCACACACCTTGCAATCTGGACTAAGCACGTGTATCTCTACTTGTTCAATGGGTTCATTTCTCATAGAGATGATTCCTGAAATCTACCGCCCACTGTTTGCCATCCTTCGTGTAATCAATCCAGTTGTGGCAGGTCCCAGTATTAACACTAGGACCGCAGAGCATTGCCACATCATTCACAGTCGTTTTACCATCGATCTGCCAGCGCCTGATTAAGTGGGCACACTGTAAGCCCTCTTTACTCCCGCAACACTCACAGCGTCCGCCTGATCGTTCCATAGCTGCGTTGTATACCTCATTGCTAATCGCTCCGCGTTGTTTGGCTGTGGGCTTGTTACGTTTATGCGCTGGTTTCGGCACCGGGTGGAAACCGAAGGCGCTCATTAGTACAGGCTCAATTCTTGAAAGTGTTTGATGCGACTAATCTTCTTCGTTTGACGGCAGTACTCGCACTTTTCGCAGCGTACCGGTTCTACCTTCCCTGACTTAACTTCCTTCACTCTTTCAATGTGATTTCCAACAATCCGCAAGTGAGCAGCGATTGCATCATAATCGAAATAAATGATTTCATGATCCGGTGGGTCTTGCTTGGTTACAACAACCATGTGAGGCAGCAACCAATCCTCTTCTTTGCGTCCAGATACTTTCCGTTCAACCTCGGCATAAACAGACATCTGAATGATGTAGCCGTAGTGATCAAGGAAGTTCTCATAAGCCTGAGCCTCGCGATTCCAAAACTTCCCGTCCATCTCTTTCATGGTTTTTAAATCTGCGAAAATTTTATGTTCAGGTTGGTAACTGTCCAGCATGACCTTCCAAGGGATACCGAACATTTCCGTGGTCATTATGACCTCTTTCTTTCCAGCCAGTGCCTTCATTACCAAAGGATCATTCTCTAGGACCTCGATCATTTTATTGCAGTGTTGAAAGTTTGATTTAAGATGTCCTGCTGTTGGACCCCTGCTGCTGTATAGATCCGGATTATCTGCTTTGAATTCATCAAGCGTTCCTTCGTTCCAAGCGTGGACGAAATGCCCCTCCATGAAAGTCACGGAAGCCGGACGAACATATTCTCCATTGATAGTAGCCATCGCCTGAGCCTCACAACCCCCATAGGAGGGAAGGAAGCTCTTGAACTGGCTCACGCTCATATAGTGACGGTTGGCTTCTTGGCTGAAGTAGTTTGATTTATTCAGTTCCATCAGTCGCACCCTCCCCGACCTCTGTAAACTCCCCGTCGATCACAGTTACTTTGGGATTCAGTGGACTTTCCTGTGCCGGACGCGCCCGTTCCCGTTCCTGGTTAAAGTCCATGTCTGCAGCTTCTTCGAAGGCTTTCTTTTGCTCGATTGTGTCAAAATCCAATTCAATGTTCTTGCAAAGACGGCGGAGTATTGTTTTCTTATACATCTCTCCCGGAGTTGCTACCCATGCCTTGGAATATTCATTCGTCCTTTTGTTCTTCCGTGAGAAGTTGACCTTGATTTCCTCGATCTCTTTTTTACTCATGGTGTCATAGTTCATTGAGCCGTCTTCGTATAAGACAATGGCGAAAGCACCTAATATTTCCCCGTCGTTAAACGGGAGTGGCTTAAATGAAATTGACTGCTTACCGCCTTCAATCATCTCGTTAAATTCATCGCCAACTCGCACCAATTTGGCATAAATGTCCTTGATCTTATTAATGCTGTACTTCTTGGCAAGCTTGACCTCACCTTTGTAGTCTGTTTGAAACTCGACGGACCCTCCATAGATAATGGCGTAGCATTCCTTATTAAAGAAATCTAGCCCCAAGAATGCTCCTTTGAGCATCGTTCTGGCTACGCTCATGGCGTTACATTCTGCAATTCCATTGGTATCCTGCAGAACGGTCAGACAGTTTTGCATAAATCTAGTCTTATTAAAACCGGAGGGCAATGCCTCTGATTTAGCATCAATTAATTTTTCAAGATTGCTATGAATTGTGGCTAACTGAGTATTTGGCTGTGCGTTTGTCATTTCTTATCCCTCCACAATTTCGATATTCAGATCTTTGCCCTCAACCGTCGAGAGCAAGAAGTATTGGTAATCATCGTGTTGAGCGTTCTCCAAAATCGATTGTTGCTTGCTTCCGAGGTTCTGGTAACCATCAATGCAGATTACCTTTAGCGGACCTGACTGAGCCTTAGCAAGCTTAAATGCGAAGTCCAGCGCCTCCCCTTCAGATAATCCATCGATAAGTGTGCCATCAATCCGGATACGTCCTTTATCATCTACAGTCAATCCATCCACTGGCAGCGCAGCTGTCTTAAGCAATTCTTTCGGCAGCTCGCGCGCCTTCTCAATCTTTGAAGTTAGGTCAGCGGACCGCGCTTCTTTCGGAGACAACTTTTCACGAATGATATCGCTCATCCGTTCCCACTCTCGAAGATACTCTTTCATCTCAGCCGCTTTATGAGCAGCAGCTTGTAACGGCTCTGGGTCAATCCATTCAACATCTGCAATCACTTGCTCAGCATCGCCTGACTTCGCTTTCTCTGCCGAAATTAGGCTGGCTTCGTGATCTTTGATCTTCTCCAGATCCTTGCGCTCATGCTCCGCGATATTATTAAGTGAAGAAGACTTTTCTGCGATCAATTGGCGGTGCTCGCTGACATATCCCTTATTCAGTTCAACCTCACGTTGGACATCTTCCCGGACGTTGAGTTTTTTCTGTTGATATTGAAGTTTGAGGCGTTCAATCGCCTGCTCCATTTCGTTGTCCAACTGTAGGGACGCATCTGCGATTCGGCGGTCAGCATCGTCAATGATCTTTTGATCCTGCTCGATACGCTCCTCTAACCGCTTGATGCTGTCTTGCAGTGTGTCGCGTTGTCTCCGATAACCTAGAACCTTTTCTTCTGTAGCGTTAGCAGAGCGCTGCTTTATGTCCTCTATTCGCAACGTCAATCCATCAATTAATGTCTTCGCCTCTTCCAACTTCTTATTGGATTCCTGAGCATCGGACAGTTTGCGGTAAAGCTTCTGCAGGTCAACCCCACGCCACTCTTCGCCATCATAGTTCGGCGGAAGGTCTCGCTTAATCCCTTCGATGTTTGCTCGTAATAGATTGATCTCACGGTTAATGCTGGAACGTTCTTCGAAATATGCTGATTCGATCTGCTGCAGGATTTGCAGGATATGAAGCTGATAGTCCGCCTCAGGTAGTTCTCCAAACCATGATTTGATATCTTCAACTGTCCAATCAATCTGCAGCATGTTGAGAATAATTTTGGTCTGCTCTTTAGCATCTTTCTGTACAAACTCAATCGGACGGAAAATATCGCCGTTGATTAGCTTGCGTAGGAAAGCTTCTGTGCTGCTCACTGCCTTGCTATCATGCTTAACCTTGAGATAGTCCGCCTTTTCCGATCTAACCTTACGGGTGATCTGGAGACCGTCCGTCAGCTCTACAAACAATTCAGCCTCTTCATGTCCGTGGCTGATAACTTCTGTACGCCGACTATTATTGGTCAGTGCCTTTTCCAGCGCCTCTATCAAACTTGTTTTTCCTGCGCCTGAGTCACCATCAACTTTATTTATTTTGCCGGGAGATACTTCTAGTTCGCTGATCCCTAGCCAATCCGTGATTTTAATCCGTTTGATATGCAGCATCTTTACAGCCTCCTGATTTTTGTGTTATAGTGACCGTGAATTTTTGAATAAGCGTTTGACTAACGTCCCCGGTTGCAGCCAGGGGCGTTTTTACTGATGGCTATAGAACTTGATGAATGGTTTCCCTGTGCGTTTAGCCTTGGCTTTACGAAGAGAACGAGGTATAATACCGCCATATTCTTTAATGATTGCTGTTGCAACAACTGAAGGACCAAGTGATCCGGGCTTGTACGCTGTCTCCTCGGATGGTTCGTGTTTGAACTGGCGGCGGGATTTGAAGAGTGCGAACTCTTTAGCAGCTTGTGACTGAACAGCTGCGATAAAAGCGTGTTTCTTATTGGTGATGCGGAATTTTGTTTTCATGAATGATTCCTCCGATATGATTTATTTGTTGTTACAATGCAGCAAGTTCATCTTCGAGCAATTGGATTTCTTGCTCGATCAACTTCTGTGTTGCTTGGATAATCCCGTTTACAATTGCAGGGAATGTCTCCTCCGTTTTTCCGTTACTGCGATTCTTTACAATCAGAGATTGAAGATTTCCATACATGTCTTGAAACTTGATAGAATCAGCAAATTGCGAGTTTTTAAGTTCCTTCTTCAAAAAATCAATTTTCGCAACAATTGCGAGCCCCGCATTAGCCCGATCCACATAATGTTTAAGCGTAACTTTATCCATAGTTTTCGCCTCACTTTCTCTGTTTTGGAGCTCAAAACCCCGTTTTTGGCAAAAAAATAATAAGCCTTCGAGAATTCGCCGTTTTTAAGACCTTCCGATTAACCTTGTTCACCTGCCTTTACGTCTACTTGATCTCCTATCTTTCGCAAATGTAGAATCACTAGGGTAACCTATATTCACCTTCTGAGCTGGCACATGTCCCTCTAGATTCTTATTGGCTGCTTGAGGATCGTATCCGATACTTTGCGGCTTGCCGTATTTCCCAAATAGTTCTTTTCGCTGCATGTTATGAGCTTCAGTGCAATGGTTGTTAGTGATAAAATCTGCTGTATAGCTGCAACTGGGATAAGGACATCTAACTGTGGTGTTGAAAATTACTGTCATACGCACACCGCTAGTCTCTCCACAGGTGTTGCCCATAAAGTTAGTACAGCATCACGATGTTTGCGGCGTTCCATGATTGCAAACTGTTCAGTTTCAACATCGCCTCGCCATAGAGCGTCTTTTTTCTCATTCATGTTAACTGTGCCTCCATTTCATCAAGTTTTTCTACGAAATATTGAAGAAGATCCATATTGCCAGAAAGTTGTGCAGCATAGCCAGCTTCTTTCAAGCCATCAATTTCCATCACTAGTAACAGGTTGTCACGGAGCAACGGCATTATCAAACGTAGTTCAGACATGCCCATAACTAAATCCCCGTCTTCGTTAACATTCATCCATGTGATTGTTGCGAGTTGACGGTGTGCCGGGTGGATTGTGATTGGCATTTGCGCAGTCCTCCTTCACGATCGGTTAAATTTCAAATCCTGCTGCAACTTCGTATTTGACACGAGCTTTAATCAAAAGCCTTGAAATATAAGATGGGGTACACTTCATTTCTTTTGCTGCTTCCAGTCGGGTTAATCCTTTAGATAGCAACAAACATGCTTGCTTTTGCCTGTTCGTCATGCTCTGCAAGGCAATTAGATCTATCTCAATACGAGACATATCACCATCGCATTTGCCTGCCCTGTCATGCCAATTCGGAATTAATTCCAAACTCTCACACTTAATCGTTTGGCGTCTTTTGCGAAGATAACCCAACATTTCATTGGTGATGCAATGGCTGGCGTAAGTTGCAAATTTAAATCCTTTGGTTTCGTCGAAGGAACGAGCTGCCTTGATAAGACCAATAGAACCTTCCTGAAAGAGTTCCAGATACTCCACACCTGTTGTCTTGTTGATTTTATGAGCGATCGATCCAACCAGTCCCATGTTGTTTTGAATCAATTCGTCCGGCGTCAGTTGCCGTTCAGTTATTGCGGTTGCGCTCATTGGGATGCTCCCTCCTCCAGTTGACACTGGGGCTGTTCCATCAAATAAGTCGGTAGCGTCCATGCATCAATCCAATGGAGAGCCTCTTCATAACGAATTTCCAAGGTGTCGCGGTATGATCTAAGACCACCAAAGAACTTTTTATAATCGCCCCACATGCGGGTTATTGCTCTACGACTGTTTACTGAGTACCCAGACTCGGTTACCAATGCAGCCCATTTAGCAATGTGAACTTTCCCTTTAGCTTGTAATTTGTTTTGATATTCACGAGTACAGATGACCCGATTTTGCAATACTTCGATTTGTTGCTCTCGTTTATGGAGCAATATCAATAACGACTTCTGATCGCGCCATTCTTCTTGTGTTTGCATTTTTGCTTCCTCCCTCTTCAATTGGAATGTTCAAAGCCGCCTTCCATGCCTCTAGACGTGGTATCACTTCTGATTCCCATTGCTCTAAGAACTGCTTGACAGCATCCTGAGAATCCTTTAACTCCTTGGTGCTCCTGAAGTAGTATTCAGCCTGAGAATGCTCTGCGTTAACTGTGGTAAGGATATTTTTGAATGCCTCTCTCAATTTTCGAATAGAATGACGATCATCTTCCAACTTACTAACCCTCTGTTCATATTCATCTCTCAGTTGTTCCATAGATAAGTTCAATGCTATATTCTCTTCAGTCAGCTTTTGCACTTTTGCTTTGTCCTCAGTGGACATAGATCTTTTCTTTTTCAACTCATCAATCTGCGCTAGAAGCTTTTCTTGCTGTTCGGTATGTTGCTGGATTAATGACTGACGATTCGCTTCTATTTCCTCAGCCCGAAGCTCCGCTGATTCTTTCTCCTGCTCCGACTCCTTGAGAGCTTTCTTGACTTCACGCAGCTCTTTAACGGTCATGCTCTCTACCTTCTTGGATTCGCCTGTAGAAGGGACAACATGCTCCTGCTCAACGAATTCAGAGCGGTCGATCGATTCTGGTAGGGAGATCATTTCAAATATTTTCCCGGCTGGTAAATGTGCAGACGTCGCAACATTTGAAAACTGCTCATACGCCTGAATCATTTTTGCTGCTGTGAACCGGTCAATCTCGATTGTTTCCAACCAGTCGATGTACTGACCGTGAACCAGATCGTTCTCCTTCACGTGATTCAGGCGCTTGCCGATCTCAAAGAGCGACTGCCCTGCAACTTGCTTATAGCTGTTGATCTCAGCTGTGATAACCTGCAGATCAGTTGATAGTGTTAGCTGATTCATTCTGCGCCTCCTTCTTTAACTGATAACTAAGATGTCGATACATTTGAATCCATCTGAACCATTTCGATTCGCCTTTTTTGCGCACCCATCCACCTTTAAATTCCAGAACCACAGCAGTTCTATACGAGAGGTTCAGCAGCGCCTGTTTTGATACATGAGCCAAATTATTCACATCCCTATTAAGAAAACTTATTTTATTTTCAAAGGGCATTCCTTCAATTAGGAGGTCTTCTTTTGATATAAAACTCTACTGAATCCAGTTTTCACGGATTCTTTACCGAAAAAAATATGTTCATCAGGTACGTCATACATTGTAAGTAATACCACTAGCAGATCACGCGGTATATCGGCTGAATCAGTTTCATACTTTCGGATTGTATCCACGCTCTTATTTGCTCTTGTTGCAACCTCTTCGCGTGTTAATCCACAGTTTATTCTTGCTGCACGGAGTGTTATTTTGAATGTCTTATTCTGTTTTTCGAGTATCATGTGTGCCCCTCCTTTCTTTTGGTGTACCCCTATAGTAATCCGGTTAAACTGGACTGTCAACCGTAAAAACCGGATTTTTCTATTTGTTTTTTTGGAAAAGTACGCTATAATGAAGGAAATTATCCTGTAAATATGGATCGAGAAAAGGACGGATGAAAAGTGCGTAAGAAATATGCCGAGGTAGAAAAAGTATTAATGGCAGAGATGGCAAAAAATCTAAAATCAGTTCTGGAAAAAAAGAAAGTAACTCAAAAAGAATTGGCTGAAAAGACGGGGCTATCGACTAGCGCTATATCGGACTACACAAATGCTAAGACGCTCATGTCTCCTGGAAATCTACAAATGATTTGTGATGCTCTCGATGTAGCACATGGAGATATTGATCCCACGTTTAGGGGATCTGCACAAATTAAAGAAAGCTCCCCACAGTACTTAACTGGGGAAGCTTTGGGAGAATTACCTATAGAAAATTTACATATACATAATCTTACTCGGAACGGAAAACCGCTTACTGATGATCAAAAGAAACGTCTAGTGCAAATTTTGCAGTCTGCTGCTGATCTTCTGGATCAGTGATACTGCTTAAGTATTCTTCTGCTTCTGTTATGTCTAAACCTTTGTTGTGGAGATGAAGCAGGAGTTCTTCGGTTTTTATTGAATAAATTGTTATACGTCATCACTCCCATGATGTAAATATTTCCCGCCGCGATAATTGGAACAAGCATACCATAAATACGAACAGAATGGGAACACTTTTTTTTCAAAACTAACACAAAAGGAGCAACCCATGGGTTTCAAACTCGGGGATTGTCTCTTGTCTGATCGACTTGACGAGCATGGATGGACACAAGCCTATTTCGCAAAGCGTATGAATGTATCGCGCCAATTTGTAAACAGAATCATTAGTGGAGAGCGCAAGATGTCATTCGAATTTGCGATAAATGCTGCTCATATCCTTGGGTGTCGCACCACCGATCTTTATGTTCTTGAAGTCGTTAATGACAGGAGCGAGTAGATTTTCTACTCTCCCACGAGGATATTGTCACCCTATAGGATAACAACATTTGCGTTGTAATAAGCATACCCTCTTGTCCCGGTTTATACTGTCGTTCCATGTCGTTTTTTCTTTTGCCGTTCACGGTCATCAAACGGTATTTCGTCCTTAATTTTTTCGATATTCCGCCTCGATACGCTTGTATACTTCCCTTTTAGATGTTTGTCGAAAAATATTTTTCTTGTTAATTTGTCATATACTTCAGCTTTTTCTAAATTAACGAGATTGGATTTGCTTAATTGTTCGAATCCTTCCAACACAAGAATCTCTGCAAAATCCCTAAGCGCTACAGCCGGACGATACTCATCTTCTTTTGTATGCAGCACTGTGTGCTCTCCCTCTGTCTGTAAAAAGATCACATCCCTTGAATCAATTACTCCAGCTATACCGGATTTTATTTTGACTACTAGTATATCCATGTACCTCACCTCACGAATATCATTTCGCAAAGGTGTGGCAATCATACAAACATTGTAAAAATTTGTAGAAATATTTTCCTTTGTCTGTTAGACTTTCCATGTAAATTACTATCAAATTTAGGGGGAAAACATGAAGAAGCCGATTTATAAGAAATGGTGGTTTTGGTTAGTGCTGATCCTTGTAATTGGATGGATTGGAAGCTTGGGTGAGGATAAAGAACCAACTACTCTCACAGACCCTGAACCTAGCGTTCAAGCCGAAACTGTTATGACAAAAGAAACCGAAAAACCAATTGCAACACCGACCAATGAAGAAGATAAAAAAAATAAAGAAGCTGCTGAAAAGGCGGATGCCGAGAAAAAGGCTAAGGAAGAAGCAGTAGCTAAAGCTGAGACTGAAGCCAAGGCAAAGGAGGAAAGTGTTCCTAGAGAATATAAAGCGGCATTAAAACAAGCAGGATCATATGCAGAAACTTTGAATATGTCAAAGGCAGGCATTTACGATCAGTTGACTTCTGAATATGGAGCAAATTTCCCTCCAGAAGCCGCTCAATATGCTATCGACAACATTGTAGTTGACTGGAAAGAAAATGCATTGAAATCTGCACAATCATACGCAGAAACGTTGGATATGTCAGATTCCGCCATTTATGATCAATTGATTTCAGACTATGGTGCGCAGTTCACTGCAGAAGAAGCGCAATACGCGATAGATAATTTAAAATAAACAAAGCCCTACCGGCCATATGGGTTAGTAGGGATTCTTCTAATAACGCTTCTCTCTTTTTGTCAGAACACTAGACATGTTATAGTATCCATATATATTAATGGGGGACAGTTCATCACGGATAACATAAAGGATTCAATCGATGTAAATACGAAACTAAAACACTACTTCCCACTTCCAACACATCTTTATTTTATGGATATATCTTGTATGAATTCAGTGGCTCATGAAGAAGAACGAGGACACAATTTAACGGGGCTTATAAATGCTCTATACATTCAAGGTCATTTAGATCTTGATCGTTTATTAAACTGTACATGGAAAGAAATATGTCAGGCGCGAAGAATAGGTGTTAAAAAGCACGCACTCTTACTTAGCTTACTAGAACGAATTTCTGCAGATCCCAAGACAATAGAAAATCACAAAATCCCCCCATCAGTTACAATGCACATTGAAGAAGAAATCGGAGAATTGACCTTAAAGGAAATCATTAGAAAAAATAAAGAAACACAAGTGAATTTATTGAAGGTACAAGAAGCAATTGAAAAGGAAGATCGTTTAAAGAAAATTAAAGATAGGCTCCGTGAAATGGGAATGATACATTAAGAAAGTCCTGCTAGAGTAATCAATGACAGGAATAATGTAAAAATATAATTATATGTAGGAGATGTTTAAAATGAAGAAGTTAACAACACTCCTTGGGTTCCTTCTTTTATTAAACACATTGATAATTCCAGTAAGCGCCCAATCTCCCACCCAACACGTAAAAGATGTTGTAACCAAGAAGTATCCAAACGAAAAGATCATATCACTAAAAACGGTGGACCTAAACAACGATAAGAAAAATGAATCTATTATTTTAACAGACTCAGGGAACCTATTCTTCCTAAATTCCAAAGATGTTTTAGTTCTAATTAATACAGGTGTAGCTTATGAGGAAGAAGATTCGGAGATTAAGGTTCTTCCAGCTTCCACCAAGGAAAAACATGTCGCAATTGTAGTGGATACCCCACCTTCTACCGTGGTATATGTATACCGACTCGAAAACGGTACTCTAGTACAAAAACTTCATTTCATTGCTGACATTGGAGTAGACTTCGAAAAGAACGGTGAAATACGTCAAGTATGGAAAAAATATCGACAAAACGGAGGTTGGGATATAGTTTCAGGAACTTTTACTTGGGATACAAAAACTAATAAATATAAGGGTTCAGGCAAGTATATTCTTAAATAAGCAGAAGCCTCAGGAGATCCTGAGGTTTTATTATGTAATAGCTCCAATTACATCGCCTATCATTATCCATTCCCAATCATCACCATAACGAAACTTAATCTGTCTAAGGTGCTGATCTACTCTCATGACTATTCCATGGATTGATCTGTCTTCATATTCACCAAATAATGTAATTGTGATCGGACTACAATCCTCTAAAGATTGAGCTAATACCTGTGAGATCTCCACTAATGCTTGGGGATCTAAATCAGGCTTTATCCGCACCTCTTCTTTAAGCGAATCATCCAGAATTCTTGCTTTATGTTCTGGCATTATCATTCGGCTTCCCTCCCAAAGTCCATTACCTTCAAGTTTCTTACGCTGTTGTGATTTCATTGTCTTCGTCTACTCCCTTAATAACTCTCAACGCTCGTGGCATGTTCTTACCTCTCTGTATGTACCCCTTAATCTCCAGGCGCTCCATGTGCGCATGTATTACCGCTGTAGATGACAACCCTACCTCCTTGGCAAGTTCACGTAAAGTTGGCGGATAGTGATTGATTTCGATCATCTTAATTAATGATCTGAGTATTTCTTTTTCTTTATCTGTTAATGGCTTCATGCAATTGCTCCTTTATCACTTGGCTGCCAAGCTAATATATTTACCATTAGAAACACTCTTGGTGCTCCTGTATTTAAACACGTTGCGCGAATCTTCCCATCCTTTATGCCTTTAATTTCAATTTTGCGCTAAATAACCTTACCAACTTTATCTAGGTAAACAATTTCAACGGTTTGACCAATCCGCATATGCACGTTGACAACCCTATAAAAAAAGAACATATGTTTGTATTATAACCAAACATGCGTTCATAAATCAACGGTAATCAATTTCCACGCCGCCAAAAACACCTCATACCAGTTAAGGTCGACAGGGTTGTTTTCGATTATTTAGACTACACATATCGGTGCCGCATAAGCTAATGACAGGATAGTATTTAATGTTTTAGTAACACAAAAAAACAACACCCTCTTTTTAAAGGGGCGTTGTTTTAATGGAGAAAACCTAATCTGTGATCTCGAATAAACGATATGACATTATGACAGCTTCCTCAATTGTCGTCTTAGCTCTTGGATTAAATAAATTGTTTGAGTCACCTTTTACAACACCCAGTGAACGTAAATATTTTATCGGTTCTTGAGCAAAAGAGGCAAACTTACTTTCATCTTCAAAACGCGAATAGGTATAGTTGTATTCAAAATTTGGACGGGCTTTATCGAGCGCTCGTTTTAACATAACACATATTTCCTCTCTAGTTATTGACTTGCTCGGTTCAAAGCGATCCTTAGATATTCCATTGACGATTCCTAAATTATACGCCTTGATTACTTGTTTGTTTTTAGTATCAAGGAAGGGATTCTTCGCCTGTTCCGGAACATTTTTTCCTATCATTGCCTCATAGTATTTTATTACCACTTCCGAAAATTGTTCTCTTGTAATCGACTTATTAAGATTATACTGAATCACAGGAATCAATAACCCTATTTCTTCAGCCTTTGGTAACTCAGATTGCGCCCATGAACTGGACATCTTGTATTTTCCCGTCACTGGAAATACTGGTATTGGCTGAGCATCTATGAGTTTAATGGGAGTCTTGATATAATAATCAGCCGATTTTTCATAAAAATAATTTTTATTTCCCCATCCCCAAACTTCTCCGTTTTCTCTTATAGCAATAGTTTTTTCACTAGAAACATCTACGTATTTCACCTTGCCCATTATTAATGTCGGTGCTTTTAAGGATTCCTCTGTGTCATTACCGAGTTGGCCACTAGAACCATTTCCCCACATATATAATTCATTATTGTATGTAATAGCGGCACAAGTTTCTGTTAATGAAAAGTCTTTTACATTGTCTAATACTTTTTGTGGAGTCTGATCGTTACCAATCTCATTGTTATAATTCACTTGCCCCCATAAGTAAAGTTCGCCATTCGAGTTTATTGCAGCTGAATTGTTCATATACGCAGCTATTTTAGATATATTCTTCAAAACAATTTCAGGAGTATCATTACTATTTTTTGTTCCGTTACCCAATGAACCCCAATTATCCCCTCCCCAACTCCAAAGTGTACCATCATTAGTTAGTGCCAATACATGATTTGCACCCGATACTGCTTCATTAACATTATCAAGAAGTTTTGTTTCTTTTTCTGTATTCCATAATTCATCTATTTGATTCACAACGTATTTTTTTTCGAGGACTTGTTTTACTTTACCTACTTTCTCTGGCAGTTTAATAGTTTTGTATGTATCACGAGATAACTCTATAAGATTTCCGTTATCCTTTACTGCCATTTCATCTCCATCTTCTGATATCGATGTTATATGTCCAGTAACTTTTTTCAGTTCATTTCCATCCCAGTACATTAAATCCCCATTACTTTTTAATATGTAAGATCCATCATCAAAGACCTCCACTTGCTTCACCCAAGAAGCATCTGCCGCTTCCACTGGTGGAGCAAATGTAAATAAAGATGAAACAAAGAGAGCTACTGTACTAAATGTAGCAAAAGCTTTAAACATTAGAAGACCCCCAAAATGATTATTTTATCACACAAAATTCTATAAACTTGTTATTAGACGTACTGGTCTTACACTACAATCTATAAGGGTATCAACTCAACCACCATCACATATATCCCTCCTCATTAAGCAGAAATTCGACAAGAACACAGAAATATCCTTCAAAAGTAACAAGAAGGTAGTACGTGAGTAACAACGATCGTACACCATTCAGTTCTCTGAAGGAGGAAACAAAGAAAAATAATAATGCAGCCATATTACGATTGAAACTCAGGTGTAATTTTATGTATTTTTTTCATGTGTTTCTCATGATAACTTATGCCATTACCATCCTAAACTCAAATTCATATCTCATGTAATAAGCATCAGCAACTTTGACACTAACAGGACTCCATTTCTGGATTGGACCCTCACAATAATTATACAGCCGACCAGTTTACCACGGCGTTCAATTATATCCACTTGAGACTGTTTTAAGGCAATTGTTAGAAATTCAGCATCACTCTCTAAGACTTTGTATGAAGGGCTCAAATAATCAACTTCCTAAACGCCTTAATATCCCACTAGTACAGAGGGAAGGTTTTAACCTTGTGTTAAGATAATCTCTGGATTTATTCACTTTGCTGCCTTCTTGTTTCGCACCATGCTCTCTGTCCCATTTTAAGCATTGATTTAAGTATCAGAATAACCGCTGGTAATATGTAAGAGATCGCCGCACCTAATGACGATGCTATATATCCTGTAAAAACTGTTATTACTGTTAATTCTCCAGCATTAAACTCCGCTAACAACTTCCTTTTTTCATCGGTATAGCTATCTTCATTACAAAAAAAAGATTCAAGTTCTTTTTTTAGATTATCAAAGAAAGTATTTGTCCCATTAACAGTGCCAAATGGGAATGTGTTTTCTGGGCCGTTAGCACTCAATAAAATTTCAGCCACTTCATCAAATGACTTGCCTTGTGTCAGCAAAGCATCAATATTTCTTTTTTGATAATTTGGTAAGATGGATAAATAATCCACATTACTATCAAACAAATTATATATTGACATTTACATCAACATCTCCTTTATGTATTCCGCAGATATAACATGTGTTGTTTGATGCAAGGTTAGAGGATCAACACCAGCTAGCGATATCCCGCTACTGCCCCCTGGTGCATAAGAACCAATTAACATACCTACTATTGAATCTTTAAAAAAAACTGGTCCCCCTGATTGTCCAGGTCTTGCTTGAGTATTAAGAACAAAGTGTTTATTTTTAATCCCTTGTGATTGGATCAGCACTTTCGCGCCTACCTGTGTAGTTTGTTGTGTAAGTACCATCCTTCCATAGTCAGCATGAGGAAATCCGAAAACCGTAACTATGCTACCTGGGCTTATCTCGTCACTTCCACGTAAGTTATATCCAGGCGCTACATTGGCTTGTATTCTAAGTATACATATGTCTTTTATACTATCTACATGTTCTATAGATGCCTTTAGAATATCGACACTTCCATCTGAAGTATCTTGGTAATCGTTTAGTTTGTACTTTGGTATTATAATCGATAAATTGTTCTCATCAGCATTTGTAACATGTTTTGTAGTAGCAATAAGACCATTACCAACGATGAAGCCTGTTCCTAGTAAATTTGCTCCATTGGGACTATTCCTAGCAATTGCTACAACGTAACTGGAAACATCGTTATAGGACATCCATCTTCCTCCTCATAATTGTTATTTCAGGAATAAATTTCGACATAATTAGTGATATTCCTTTTCTACTAAAATTAAATCTTGTATGCACTAATTAATAAAACAATCTTAGTTAACGTTATTATCGGTAATATCAAAGCAGTTACTAGAAAACTCGTGTACCTTTCAGGACTCCTATTACAAATACCCCGCCATTACTGGCAGGGTACAGCCTTCACTATTTGATTTCTTCATCTTCATAATACGAAACAGCAAGTTCCTTTTTCATTTGTTCTTTTAGTGCAATCAGCAAGGAATCTATTTTTTCATTTAAACGTTCACGTTCAACATGTGTTCCGTGCTCAGGGTACTTTGTGTATGTAAGTACCATTGAAATATCCTCAAGCGCTTCTCCGCTCATTGCGGTAACGCTCTTCGATAGAAAAATATCTGAAATCAAAAGATAATTCCTGGCGTCTATAAGGTTTGATTCAGCATCGTTTATATCTAAAATTCTTAAATAAGACCTTAGTTCTTCAACAGCATTTTTCTTGTTTGTTTCCCAATTAGCTAAAATGCTACTCGCTTTACCTTCAACTATTTTTCTGTTTTCCATATAAGCTTTTATATCACTTTTACTAAATTCATCAAACGACAAAAACGACCTAAGCCCGTATAGCGCTCTTATATTTCCGTGAGCTATTAATAGTAATTTACATAAATGAGGATATAATTCATGCCTTTTGACCGAATAGAGATTAAAATCATGGGACCTTCTTTGCAATTCGAATTTCAAATTTTCAGTATGTATAGTTAACTTTTGCTTATAGCTTTCTAATTCTTTTTCCGCTTTACTTTTAATATATAACTGAAAACCTCCTGTTATTATTGCAGAAATAGCACCAGAAAATAACAAATTAAACCCCACGTTCATAACAGCACTTCCCTTCTTCTTATAAAAACACCCCTAGTTAGCCAAAGCTAACAAGGGGTGTTTGCCGATACTTTCGGACTGCACACTTCGGTGCTTCCAATACGTGTATTGACACAATATCATGATTGGGACAATCTGTAAATGATTTAACAGGGATCGCTCACCTCTATGACGAATTGTTACTGGGAATACATAAGGAGGGTTTTACATGATTGCTTACCGACTTGATAGACGTAATGAAATGAGTGTAGGACAAACGATTGGGCTACAGATATTTAATGACATTAAGCCACCGTTCTTAAATTCAATTCTTCATAAGGAGTACCCCCAAGGGCTGACAAGTCATGGCGATCAATTTTATGCAAGTACTCTCAGCGCCAATATATTTCAAAGCGCATTTATCGAAAGCATCTTTGAGTATGAACGCCGCCTCAAGTTCCCTGATAAAATATCCCGTTTCCAAGCAATATTTGCTTCTGAGACTGTAAATGAAGCGACTAAATGGGCTGGAAAGTTGAAGACGGGTGATTTTTGTGATTTGTACGAAATTGAATTTGATAATACAAACACAATAAAAGTAGATGCCTCTTGGTTGGCGATGGGCGAATCCGTTCCTTCATTACTTTACACTACTTATTATGCAGAACAATATTGGAGTGGTGCGTTTACAGATAATCCAATCTTTGAACTGTTGATCATTCCTCCCGCTAGGGTCCTTCGAAAGATCACTCTATATTGAAAATTTTCCGATACTATGGTCATGGTTTGAAACTACATGCGCCCCTAAAGCGAACGCCAACACCCCATGATCATACGCACCGTCCCTTCTCATCATAATTATGATCGGTCTATATTCAGAGTCTTTGAAATGGGACTCTAATTGTTTCTCCGCTACCTTTGTAATCTCATAAAGCTTCTTTAAATTTTCCGCTGTCTCCATTCTTTAAACCTCCTAATATTTAGTGTAAACCTTCTCCCAACATTTACCGTAATATATGGTAATATGAAATTAAAGGAGCTGAGTATCTTGAAGAAAGCAATCATCGGATTAGTGGCCGGCATGTTAATCGGTTCGGCAGGAATGGCCGCAGCTGCGACCACTCAGACTGTTCAGGCTGCCCTTGCAAAATTTACGTTTTCAGTCGATGGTCAGAAGCAAACACTTAAGAATGATCCGCTTGTATATAAAGGCACTACATATCTACCAGTACGCGAAGTAGCTGAAATGACAGGCTATGGGCTGGAGTATGACAATACGAAAAAATCCATTGATCTTAAATCGAAAGGAGGAACTGATGTGAGTACAGAACTGAAAGCAAAGACACTATTAAAAGGCCGCACGTTAATTGAATTACTCGCAAAGAAATATCCTGATTATGCCACTCCTACAGACAACAAACTGAGTTTGTCTTTGGATGGAAATCTGATTATCGGAGATCAAAAATACGCTCTCCCCTATGACTCACAGTACAACTACGACGTTTCGCCACTAATTGATGCTCGAGTCTTATCTGTAGAAGATCTTTAATAGTTCCCCCCGCCTCTCGAAGCCACGAATATCTGAGAAACTACAGTTGCTACTACACGCCCCAGACTGTCTGGGGCTATTTTTAATTCGTGGAATTTCCCCCGTTCTACTTTCCCGCTTCCATCCTTACTGAGATATGGAATGATGTCGATTTCTTCCCCGCTGGTCTCGTTAAACGGAATAACATTTCCATCTACTGTTATTGTTAAAGACGTTGGTATAGGACCTGAATAAATACCATACTCGATACCATGCGTATGTGCTGGAATCTGGTGCGTGTGCTCCATATTGTGGGTGTGGCTCATATCGTGCGTGTGATCCATATCGTGTGTATGATCCATCGCGTGCGTGTGATCCATTGTGTGTGTGTGATCCATATCGTGTGTATGATTAGGCAGGTCGATCCTATGTCCATGGTTAGCAGGGTTATGAGTATGCCCCGCATGAGCGACCCAAGTAACAAATCCCCCGCCAGATGTAGCCAATTGTGTCCCATTAGCCAGTCCGTGATTGTGACCCCCTTCATATGTTGTGGGATCTGGCGCGAAATCTGGCTCAAATTTGTATGTCCCTGTACGAGTATCAATCACTGCTCCACCTGAAGCCGTTGTATTTCGACTGCTCGGACCTGATGTATCCCTTGTACTTGGTCCCGCAGTATCTCTCGTGCTCGGACCCGCCGTCTCCCTTGAACTCGGCCCAGCTGTTTGTCTGGTACTTGGTCCCGCTGTTTGTGTACTGCTTGGACCGGAAGACACTGACGGGGCCGAGGCAATTGACTTACTATAAGCCCGAAACGCCTCCACCTGAAACGACAACATGACCTTGTTAATCCGCGCCGTTTCCTCTGGAACATAGAACTTTAGGATGGCTGGGTGCGTAGGATCTGCGTTATCTGCAAAGTCCCGTGTATCAAGATTTGTAGCCCCTTGAGCATAAGAATCGTTTATGTGCTGCCTATTCTGCAGATCAGCAATACTACCCGCAATATCCTCTGTCCGGTTGGCGATCTCGATCTGAACATCACCGGGAGCTCCGATCATATCCCCTTTACCAACATTAACAACCCGAGCAATAAAGTCCTCTCCAAGCTCGTCATCCTTCACTCTTATTCTCGAACCAGTCTTAAACTTATATATTTGCTGTCCAGTCAAACGGTGGATTTCAGAGGCTCCAACACCATAGGAGATACGCGGAACCTTGAGCTCATTAAGCAGCGTCTGACATCGTGCAAGTAGTGTCTCTGCATATTCAAAGCGTCTATCTACAAAGATGGATGAAAGTATACCGTGCTCAGCTTGAGCTGCTGCATCTTCTATATAAGGTAACCCGCCGTTGATATCTGCGAATGTTAGTTGATTAACACCCTCACCGAATCCGAGGCCATATAGCCGAGTGCATAGGTTAGTTGGATCCACTACCTTCTCAATCTCAGTCATGTTTACACCGTACCGAATGTAAGCCGTAACCTCTTCGTTTGGTTCCACAAGATTCAAAGTCCATGGAAATGATGTGGTGTCCCAAGTCCATTGATATTCAGAGTCGAAAGGCTTCGGCACTGAGAACAATGCCCCGAGCAACGTGTCGTTCTCCCAATTGTATTCAAACTGCCGACCGAATCCGACTGTTCCAAGTTTCCAGCGTGGTACCACCTGCTTGGAAAGGATGTACTGAATTACTTGATTTGTGTATACGCCAAGGTTGCCGACTGTATGAGATTGAAATAATACGTCATTCAGCAAGGTAGCAAGCACATGCTCACACTCATATTTGATAACTGGACCACTTTGATTCCTATTCATGGTATTTGGAACGATGCGGAATAACTCCACTCGCTCGTTGTTGTCGTATAGCTCTACGAAGTAAAATGGCTTACATTCTGCGTTCTTGGGATCATCTCCCGGCAAGCTGAAGGCAGCTGTCCATAACGAGTTAAGTGGCATGCTGTATTCGATGTTAAATGCGTTCTCAAGTAAAGCCACACGCCGCATCTGAGCGTCATAAATTGTTACTGGTGCTTTAGGCATCTATAGTCCCTCCTATATGAATTTATCCCGGTGTGTAATCCGGATTAATATCTCACGGCCAGTTGCTGGGTCTGTGTAGACAATGTTGTTATTGCCAAGGTTAAGGTCGAAGAAATCTCCGTCCATCATGTGCAGGGCGTTCTGTCCGTTTTTGGTAAACGTGAGATTTTTAGAATCAATAACTATGCGATCACCAGGAGCAAATGATCCGGTGAATTCGATCTCGTCCAAATGATACCGACTCCCGTTTGCGGTTAGGGTACCACTACCGTGCATGATGGCTTGGTGTAGACGTTCCCGGATAAACGTAGCTTTCATGCCGCCCTCTCCGGTCATCTTGGCAGCGAAACTAATCTCCCGTATAAATGTTGCTTTCAATCCTCCCTCACCATGTAGAGCCGCTGATCCAGTTGCAATGATGTTGGCTCCAGCTTTCAGATTGCCATCACCACGCAGGACAGCACTTCCGAACACAAATACTGAAAATTCACGGTTAAAGGCAATGCGGTTAAATGATCCTCTATTAAACATAGACACGCTCCTTTCCCTGAAAATAAAATAAGCCCCACCATTCAGGTAGGGCGTACTAATTGCTAAGTCATTATTTAGTCGTTCCATCCCTCTTACTAAACGCTAGTTCAAACAATCCCGTTGCTGATAGTCCAGCTAGACCACCAGCCCATAATCGAAGCACTAAGCCTAACTCTGTAAACGGATAAGCAGCTGCGCCGATCAACAGGCCGATAACTAATCCTATCAAGGGCAATATATTTTTAGGCACGTTAAACGAAGTCTTTACGAACTGCACTCCTGCCAACACAAAAACAGCGATCACCGAAGCGAACGCCAGTACATCCGTTAAGTTTTGATTGTCCATTATTTATCCTCCAATCTCGTAATCAAAAGTCCTGCGCGAGCAAGCACCGTTATTACTCGGTAGAAGTCCAAACTGCCACCAGTAGGTGCGTCAATTAACCCTGCATCAAAAGCAGCTTGTACAGCATCCTTTGCCCAAGCAGGTATTTCAGTTAGACTAGCCTTGCCCTCCAACTTATCTACCCTAGATAAAACTTTAGCAATACTCTTTCCTTGCTCTGTTGCAGCTTGTTTAAGTACATCTTTGCTATTGGTCAATCCAGATACTACTTTCGCTAGTTCCTTCACTTGTTCTTCCAGTTCTGCAATTCTACTCATATCTTCTTCTGCCTCCCCTTTTAGTCGATCTATATTAGCCGTTGCTTTTGCCATTGCTGTTTCAGATGGTTTGCTACCAGCTCTCAGTTGAGTAAGTGTTAAGCCAAAGACCATTTGGAAATGAGGGTAATCCTTAAATGATGTCCAGTCACCGCCCCAATCAAAGCCGAGCTTCTTAGCCTCTTCCACCACTTCTATCCAGTCTTTGATGTTGTTTCCGTTGTAGTCTCGGTTCATATCCCATGAAACACTGGACCCATTAGGCAGCAGTAAAGCGAAATCAACAGCCAAACCAAAATTGTGGTAACTGTACCCGCCTTTAGCATTAGTGACGATGCTTCCCGACTTAGTGCGTCCCTGCGCGTACAAAGCATCTTGCTCCGCAATTGTTCGTAATCCTTGAGTAATAACAATAGGCACTCCCCGAGCGTAACAGCGTTCAATTAAAACTGTCGCAGCAGCCAGTACGACCGGATGCAGACCGACCAGGCGTTTAGATGATTTACTCTTTACTTGATCTAAGGTTAGCATTACAACCCTCCTTTAAATAAAAAAGCAATAATGGCAAACACCGTACCTGCTAATACATATTTAAGTAGATCAATAAATACTTTTCGCTCAGATTTACTATCTGTTTGCGACTGCTGCAACAGCTGGAACATACGTGCATCCAAGGTATCCCACCGCCGCATAATCTCGTTAAACTGGATTTTCATTTCAATGGTGGATTCCTTTATTTGCTTTACATCTTCTTCGTGCCGGGACTGTTTTTCTTTCAGCAAACGCAATTCCGTAGTGAAATTAAGATGTTCTTGGCTGAAAACAAAAAGTTCATCCTGCATACCCACTAGACGTTTTTCCACATCTTCCAATCGGTTCTCCATGGTTGCTACACCTCCAGCCCCTCCTTGCTGATTTCCTCCCCCAATGGACATAAAACAACTCCTCTCTCTCTATCTATTGTTCAATATAAATAGCCCCCGGAGATCCGAGGGCATAAGAAAAAACACGCCCGTTATAGGCGTGTCCTATTGCATGTTAGTCTCCAAAACGGAATTAACCTAGTTTAATAGCTAGGGTAAAAAATTACAGATCTCTTGTTTTGTATTTGTACATAAAATAACCTAAAAAAATCATTGCACAAGTAAACAGGCCAGCATATAGTATCCACTTAATCTCATGTGAGGCTAGATACACTGGTAAAAAAAACGTTAGTAATCCAACTGTTAATAGGGGCATAAGAGAAAGTGGAATTACTAGTCGTAATCTAGCCTTCAAGCTATTTTTCATCGCTTTCTCTCTAGCTTTCAATAAGTCTTTCGATAATTCTAATTCGTCCATTTCATTTTCCTCCTGCCATAATCTCTGTCTTAACTTACTCATTTTGACATGGAAGAAGATGTTACTGCAACCTCTTATCCTACACAGCCTCATCTAATAATTCTTGCACTGTACTTTTCCAGCGCAACGGTACATCATCAATTGTCTTCAAGTCTTTTTGGATCAAATCAAAATATACTTTAGCCACATTACTCACCTCCAATCAAACCAGCGATTTCAGCGAGTGCTAGTTGCATCTCTGTTTTATCAGCCTCTTGAGCTTCAGCAAGTTCCGTCAGAGCAAGCTTGAGTTCTGTATTCTCGGCACGTAGTTTCTCAACTTCAGTCCGTTCGCCAGGCTTTATTCTTGCTGCAATCTCTTCTGGTGTTAAGCCTTCGACCCAAAGGTTGTCTGGTATCGTAGGTGACGTATAAATAGGCTGCTCGCCTTGCTCTACGCCTTCTGCATAACTCTCCTGCCAATCATGCATTGCATCTACATAGTCACTCTGTGCTTCTAGTACAGCGTCTTGATATGCTTCCCATGCTAATAGATCAAATCGAGGATGATACAATCCGGTGGGCATCGGAACACCTACAAGATAACCGATGATCTCTCTTGGCTGTTCTGGTTCTTCTGGCGTGTCCGGTTCATCTTCGATCTCTTCATCTCCCGGCAGCTCAGGAGCTTCTTCCTGCACTGGCTGGGCATAAATAGGGACGACCCCTATTAAAGAGTCGTCCGGTTCTACATCTTCTATATACAGTCCGTTTAGGTCTACTTTCGATACTGCTTTTCTCATGATATCGCCCCCTTTAATCTAACGGAAACCGTAGACCATCAAATATAATATTTTGCTTTACGTTGACCTCTGTTGTTATATCTCCATTTACACCTACTGACACTGCGCTCGACGTTGGGTCTACTTTTGATGTCCATGAGGATGTAAGCATTCTAGTGATTCGCACAGGTCGAAATTGCGTCGGCAAATTAAAAATCTTTGTACCCGCTGGTACGTCAGTAATGTTGTAATATACGTACCCACGAAATTCAATAAATCCTTTATTCACGCGATAAGCTAAATCGAAGGCAGTAAATCCGCTTAGCACTGCGGACGGTGTAATCCAAGGCCCTGCATCCTTCTCCGCTTTCTTGGCAGCTAACACACTAACGGTTGAGCTTATCTCTGTCACTGCATCTGTTAAATCATGAATTTGCATCTTCTCAGTGGCGGCGTACGCTCCTGATACCGAAGGTACTGGTGATTTTTCCAGTTTGATGTAAGAGACGCTGTAGGAAGCAGCTGTATCGTAATTATCCGTCCATGCATAAAACGTTCCGTCTGCTAATTTATCAATATTCCAAAAATCAGGCAGACCGTTTTTAAAAACTTGTTTAATTTCGGAGGCACGCTTTTTAAGGCTCGAATCTCCTCCATTACCTGCGTCATTGAGTCCAATGTAGTATACGTCTGATAAAGCATTTTTCTTCGGTCTCGCAGGCTCCCTCGATACATAGCCACAACCTACCTCTATAAAGTTTTCTCCCTCAAGTAGTGACAGGCTACCATCCTCCTGCACCGTCTCCGTGGTCGGTGTTGCTAGACGGTATAGAAGTTGATACGGTGTCCAGCCCGAAGGTATTGTTGTTGGCAATACTCCTACCGGATTGCCAGCACTCAAAATCTCGACCCAGCCCTTTGTTTGTCCGGCTGTACCGTTATATGGATTTGTAGCCACTCCACTAGCGCCGTTGTACATCCGCCAGCCATTAAAATAAGCCTTAATTTCGTCAGATGTAGGAGTGTAGGAGTCCCCCCAACCGGAATCTGTGATGGCAATAGTAATGTATAATACACCATTGTAAAGCGTTGATTGATCAGCAGCTGAATAAACACCCGCTGAAGGATATAAAGGGTATCCGTTATACTTAGTCACTCGTTCTGATGCGTTTATGCCACTAGAAGTTGGTAAAATAACGCGTACACGTTTGAAACCTGTGTAATTCGTATCGAATAACCACGACCAGTCACCCACAAGATTGGATTTACGCCATAACCTCGTCACCTCATACCGTCCGTTAACCTCACGCAGTATATCCGGTTCGTTGCCATCCGTTGGGTTAGCGTGTAACTCGACTCCACCAAAGGCGATAAGAGAGTCTTCGCGGGGCTGGAATGGTGTAGCGACACTGCCTAGTTCGAGTTGTGGATTGTTGAAGTTGTATGTCCCTATCTGGTTACTTGCCAAATTTATTAATATATAGTAATAACCCTCTGGTACAGTAAGTGGCTGATTTTGAATCCATCCACCACTAAGAACAGCTAAGTCATTCTTTTTGTTACTATCCAAATAACTTCCTACTGCCCCACTATTAGCCGTTATACCCTCAATACTTAAATAGTACGTTTTCCCAGGCATTACAGGAACAGCGCAACTGATTGCTTGCCACTCAGCAGTAGCCGTTAACACGCTCTGATATGGTCCGTTTGCCTTAGCGTTCGGGTTAAACGACCATGCCTTATCTGTAAATGGTGGCAACAGATTACGTCCATATCTCCGTACATATAACCCATCTACTCCATTAATACCAGGAGGTACGTAAGGCCAACGCTGTGCAACTTGCTCCGATGTCATGCTGTCAATTGCTGCGTAGTCTGCATCTGATATTTCATAAATCCTAGCCCCTTCAAATTGAACCCAACCTACAGCACCTTTTGCTTTTTGATTAAACAAAATAAGGTAGCTAGTTTCATCTATCGTAGGAGCTTTTTTTATATACATAGTAGTGTTGGTTGTAGATGTGGCATCAGCTGGTGAACCGAATCTGAATGCACCTTGTGTGGTCCCGTCATTTTCGAAATCGACAAGTGCAATATATTTTTTGTTAGCATAAAGTTGTAGGTTAACGCCAACCAGATAACGATGATCTAAAGTATCATTAACTGTAGACGTTATTCTTTGTGCCTTACTATACTTCCCATTAACTACTGTAGCGCTCGCACCAGCAAGTGCAGGTGACCAACTATCTGCAATGCCATCAGCATTACTGTCATTAAATCCGCCGTTTATTTGTCGGTTGATTAACGACCTCCCCTGTACCTTTAATCCTTGTAGTCTAGCGTTCTTTGTTGCGTTTAGAATTTGCTGACCCGCTGATAGGATGACATCAGTTGTAGATTCCGAAGTTACTCCGGAAAGGTCCGTTAAATTTTTGCGGAATGCTTCGTGATCGTAGGCGGTGTAATAACGGGCAACCTTCGAACCAATAACCCAAGCCTTTGACGTCGTTCCATCAAATCCCCGCGTACACCCAGTTAAGGAATTCCCCGACTTCCCCGTATAAAGAATCGTCTCTGAACTCTCATCAGTGCCGATTGTAAACACGTTTGGGGCTGCTGGCAGCTTTGTTGCATCTACCACAGCTATTGTTGTAGCCGCTGTCGTGAGTGCTGCTGATAGCTCAGTTCCCGGCGAATTGGCTATCGCTGGATACATAGTTTGTTGTGCCAATAGATTGCCCTCCTTAGCTTAAATCAATTGAGACTTGACCAACCGAAAATTTAAAAATATCGTTTGTTAGAATACTTTTAGGATCAGTTAAGGCTCCGTAATACAATAAGTTTCCACCTGTTACCGCATCACGAATTCCTAAATGCGTGAGTTGCCCCCATGTAGCGGCTGCCACTGGATACGGAATTTCTGCACTATTCTTAATTGTATACACCCCATTAACAGCAGCAGGAGGTGTAAACACCACTGCCTGTCGAGCGTAAGCACCACCGGTTACCTCTTGCCCGGTATCTGCTGCAGTTGGGTTGCTGGTATAGAGAGCAATATATAAGGTTGTCGGGCGTGTGTAATTCGTATTTCTAAACACCTGATTCAACAGTGCAATTGCTAAATAATTTGATACGTTCAAATCTTTCGCCTCCTATTCGAGTTTGTATTCATTTGTGATTCTGAAATTCGATAAAGTATTAGACCCATTATTGGTCAAGATAATAACTGCTTCTGAATGGATATTACCGCCTGATTGAATGACCAGAGTTGTTGGTGAACTGGTGATTACTTGCTCGGTGATATGCTCTTGAACCGAATAAGCGAAAGGATCAAAAGCAACCAATTCCAATTCGAACATACCAATGCTGTTATATATCAACCTCTCCAATGAAGCCGATCCAGCATATCTGACCAGATAGAACTTATCCGGTTCAAAAGCACGTCTTAGTTCCATTGTTCTGGGTCTACCATTAGCATCAGTCAGATGCCTTGCAAGAGCCCTTACCCGTTGCTGCAAACCTGCTGCACTTGGCAAATCGTAATTAGTACCATCCGCAACAAAAGCACAAGAAAAAGAAAAGACGCGTTCCGTTAGGTCCGCGCCAAAGTCATATTGCCCGTGTTTACCAGCTATTTCTACATTCATGTCTCGGGTGCTAGGGAGTAAGGGGTCTTTGGTCTCTTCAAGCACTCGAAACCCTAGATCTACGTCCCGAATACCTCCGAGAGTGATACTACTTGTCATGTTAATCCTAGCCCCCTTGTTGCCCGAGTGAGCGAACTCATTTGACGGCGGGATACATTGGTTTCTATCTGCTTGCCGTCCAGATAGATATTATTGTGTAAGACCATCTCTCTGTCACCCAGCAAGCCGCCTTGTGTTCCACTGGAAGCTCTAGCATCGTTCGCTAATGGTTGAATACGGCTGTCAATTGCACTAAGGCTTGGCGAGCTGAGATCCATAGCGGCGGCATCTGCCATGTCCTGCGCAGCACCTTCGACCGCTGACATCTGCCGTTCCATACCTAGCGCTAATCCTTTGCCGATAAACTCACCAATAGCTATCATTACGCGACTTGGAGACTTGATCTTTAACGTGTCCTTTATGCCATCTGTTGCCGCTTGAGCTGTGGCTGCTGCCGCGTTGTTGATTGCCGCGGTGCCTGACTGCATTCCTTTAATAACACCATTGACGATCTGTAGACCGTAATCTTTGGCTTGAGCTTCCGCCCATTTCTTTTGTGCGGCTGTACCGTTAGCCAACAAGCTATTAAGATAGGCTACCTCATTAGACATGTTCGTCGATGATGTTGCCGCCTTTGCTGTTTTCCCCACCGTAGCGAGGATCTCATCCACCACTGCCTTGATGCTGTTCTTGGTGCTGTTAAGACCACTCAATAAGCTCTCCCCGAAGGATTGCCCAGCATCCTGCCATTTCGGATTATATTCCGCTAATAGGTCGATCAGCTCCTGATTGTTACTGTCGAGCATCAAGCGTCGTACCTCAGCTTGTAAAGCCTCTTCGGTGTTGAGCGCAGTGTAATGAGTCTTAGTAGAATCCATCTGAGCAGTAAGGCTGTCAGTGGTCGCTTGGGCCTTCTTCTCTTCTGTGCTCTTCTTAGTCTCATATTCCTGTTTCAGAAGCTCGGCTTTTTGCTCGCCCTGTGTCTTAATCCGAGTCATTTCAGATTTCAGATCATCAATCTGAACCTGGCGCTGTTCCAGAAGGTGTTTCCGTTCCCGCTCGGCGAGCATGTCATTAAGCTCTTCCTGTATCTTCGCTCTTGATTCAGCGGTATCGGCATCAGTTAATTCTTTCTGTTTGTCAGCCAGTTTCTTTTGATACGCTGCCTCTTCAGCTGCTTTGTCCTCAGCTTTAGTCAGACCCTCGATGCTGTCGATCTGATCTTGCAAGCCTAGTAACTGTGCCTGAGTCTGAGCGTCAAGTGTCTTAATCATCGCTTGATATTCAGCGTCATATCCAGCAATAATGGCGTCTGATGCTGCCTTATGCTGGTCAATGCGCTTTTGTAAGGCCTCTGTAGCGACCTTTTCCTCTGCTGAATAACGAGCCTTTAGAGCAGTTACGGCAGCTGTGCTAAGCGTTTCAATTGATTTGACCTGCTCGTCATATAGCTTTTTTGCTTCTGCCGCTGCTTCTTTGGCAAGATCAGTCCGGATCTTATTGACCTGCTTATCAATAGCAATGCGCTCAGTGGTGCCAACCTTATAGCGAGTTTGAAGCTTCTCCCATGCCGCAAGCTCCTGCTCAAGGGATATCTCATTGGCTTGTTTCTTAGCCTCGATGTACGTCTTGGAGGCTTCAAACTGCTTCTTGGCCTCAGCAGCAGCTTCCTTGGCGATCTGGTCATTTGCCTTTTTAATTGCAAGATTAATCGTCTGAATTTGGGCGCTGGTCTTGGCGTATGCAGATTTGACCTTTTCGAGTGAGGCGATATAAGCCGTTTCATCAAACTCACCCATTTTGTACTTATATTGAGCCGTATCTAAGGCCGCATTGAATGCTTTGTTTGCTTCCGCTGCTGCTTTAGTCGCTGCCGCCGCTGCTGCTTTCTGCGCTTTGGTTGCAGCTGCCGCAGCAGCCTTTTGGGCTTTTTCAGAAGCTTTATTCGCGTCCTTAGTTACTTTCTCCGCGGCTTTGGCAGCTGCTGCTCCAGTCTCACCAGTTAGCTGTTCGATTGCCGCTTTAGCCTTACCCTTAGAATTGTTTATCCCTACAGCAAGACCCTCAGATATGTTTTCTCCGTAGCCGGTTGTCAGCCGGGAAGGCGAATGAATACCAAAGAAGTTTTTAATCGAGTCACTGATTTTGGTGGCTACTTCCTTGGTTTTATCCACCACAGCGCTCGCCATACTGCCGATACCATTGACCAGCCCTTGCATGATTTGTTTACCGATTTTAGCGAGGTCGATACCTTTGAAGAAAGACATGACCTTGCCCCATATACTCTCAATGACTCCTTGAATCGTGCCGAAGATATTTTTAACGCTACTGAGCATTCCTTGAAAGTTAGCAGTTATGCTATTCCATATGCCCTTTGCAACTCCAACAACCGCTTGGGATAACGACTCCCATATAGATGCACCCAATGTTCGGAGTCTGGTAAAAATACCAATTCCCTCAGTGAACATATTTTTAAAAAAATTGATAACTCCACTGACCATTTTAGAAATTAGGCTATTTGCAGATGACTGTAATCCCTTGAAAGCATTAACTATACCTTCGCCCATGCTCTTCATTAAGCCAACACCAGATTTTAATAGGTTGGTAAAGAGCGTCTTCAGTCCTCCGAGAAAATTAAGAGTCATTAAACCCACGATAAAATCAATCGCGCCACCGAGCAGCTGCTTAATGCCTTCCCACATCTTACTCCAGTCCCCTGTAAAGAGTCCGGTGAAGATCTTAATGAGACCCATTATGATGTCTAAAGCGCCGCTGATAACATTCTTGATGGCTGTCCATGCCATGTCGATGATGAACAAGATGGCTGGCATAATGAATTCGATAACTTTTTTTATTGCATTAAAAGCGTTTGTCACTGCTTGCAGAATCTGTGTACCGTTTTCGTCCCAGAACTTTTTTATCTTATCAATCTGACCCATGATAAACTCACTGATTACTCCCCATACAGAAAGGGCTACACTTTTAATCGATTCCCACGCCGAATTTATAGCATTTCGCACGGTTTCGTTTGTGTTATAAAGATAAGTGAGTCCAGCCGCCAACCCTGCGACGCCTGCGATTATCAGCCCGACCGGACCCGTTAATGCGGCAAACACTGGCATTAAAGCAGAAACTGAACTAACAACATGTCCTAGAATTACCAACAACGGACCGATTGCAGCAGCGATTGCCGCTATCGTGATAATCAACTTTTGCGATTCTGGACTAAGCGAACCGAATTTCTCAGCAATACTAGCAATTTTGTCGATCAGTGGTTGCATGGAATTGACTGCTTCTAGCACCACAGGCATGATAGCATCCCCGATAGTTATAGCGATATCGCTCAGTTTGTTCTTAAGAATCTGCATCTGACTAGCGAATGTTTTATACCGTTCAGTGGCTTCGTGAGTCAGTGCTGTGTTGTCATCCCATGCTTTATTGGATATATCTACAGCTCCCGCAAATAACTCACTGGCATTACCTGCACGCAGCAAACTGTCTCGAAGTCTGATTTCGGAGATGCCCATTTCCTCCAGCATGTTAATAGCGGAGGTTCCTGCTGAATCTGCATCACCTAGTCCGTTAATAAATGCACCCAGAGCACCAACAGCATCATCTTTGAATGCTTTACTGAATTGCTCTGATGTCATTCCCGCAATCTTACCGAAGTTCTGTAAATCGACTCCACCGTCAACGATGTTACCCATTTGAGTCTGAGTCATGCCTAAAGCATCCGCCAAGGCTTTAAATTCCTTGCTGTTATTGTCTGCTAGTAATTGCAGATCTCTGAGTGACATGCCTGTCGCTTGTGTGAGAGCATCCATTTTGTTCATTCCTGATGCAGCTACTTGCATGCGGACCATAACCCGAGAAATTGCCGAACCGCCCATTTCCGCCTCAATACCTACAGATGATAAAGCAGCTGCTAAACCTAAGATGTCAGCCTCAGACATACCAACCTGCGAGCCCGCACCAGCCAGCCGTAAAGCCATATCTGTGATTTCAGATTCTGTAGTAGCGAAGTTATTACCAAGCGCAACAATCGAGCTGCCCAGTCGGTCAAATTGGTCCTGTGGCATCTTAGTAATGTTCGCTAGTCGTGCTAAAGCACTGGCAGCTTCGTCACTGGTCATATTAGTTGCAACGCCTAAGTCAACCATCGTCTTAGTAAATCCGAGGATCGCGCTAGTTTTGATACCCAACTGTCCAGCCGCTTCGGCTACTCTTGCGATGTCAGATGCAGATTGAGGCATCTCTTTCGCCATATTCCGGACCCCATCACGTAACTGAGCAAACTCAGCCTCCGTAGCATCAACCGTCTTTCTCACGCCTGCAAAGGCAGATTCAAAGTCAGATGCAACCTTAAGTGAAGCACCGCCGACCGCAACGAGAGGAACCGTCACGAGTGACGTCAAAGATTTACCTACATCAGCCATACCCTTGCCGAACTTATCTACTGACTTCTGCGCTTGTTTCATTGCATCATCCAAGCCAGTGTTATTCCCCAAGATGTTAATGACTAGATTGCCAAGTAAACTCATGATTCCCCTCCTTCCGGCCGCTTGATGCGGCTACCATACTTCTCACGGAATGCCGCTCGATCTGGCGTTTGATTGCCATCTCCCCGAACTCGGCGTTCCTTCTTCGGCTGTTCTTTCGCACCAAAAAGGCCGACCCCAATGCGGCCGACCAAGATGTTCGATTTATTCTCTTCATGCTCCATCCCGTAATCGTAGTACATCATGATCTGGGGAAAGGACATGTGATCTAACATATATTCAGGTGTTGCCCAGGAGTACATTGCGCCCATTCGCGCAAAAATACGCCCCAGCTCTATAGGCTGGGGCTCCCCTCGTTTTTTCCTGATTCGCCGCCTGCCCGATCTTTAAGCGGAGCTAGGACGAACTCGATCAATTGTATCAACTGATCGAAATCAACGTTATCTCCAAGCCACTCCTCTGTAATATCCGGGAATGAAGGCTTGCAGATACTGATGACTTGCTTAAGAATTTCTGAGAAACTGTCATCACCACCGCCTCTTAACTTATCTTGGTTCTTAGTAATGTTGAGAATTACACGGGAGGGAATGCGGGAAACGTCAATATGCTTTCCGCCAAGAATTACAATACGTTCGGCAGGGACAACTTCGTCTAAGTTAAGAATTGCTGGTTGTTTTGACATTATTATTACACTCCCTGTTCATCGTAGATTTCGAATAGTTGTTCGCCAACAGCTCTGGATGAATCTAAAGTACCGTTCATTCGAATTGGCGTCATTGCAGGATCCTCGGCATCCGCTTCAGGAAAGGTGATATTTAAGCCACCTTCTGGTGTAGCTTTGTAGATTGTAATCTGAAATTTCTTGCCTTCATCATCATAGTTAGTGATTCGAGCAACACGCGGCTTGAAGGTACCCAGACCTCCTGAGAGGAAACGTTGTGCAGAAAGTGGGGTAAATGTGTAGTTAACCGTCACGGCGTCACCTGATACGATAGCACCGCCAGCAGTACGGGAAATAACGGTATAACCTGCACTATCAACAGCCAAAACATAATCCGTGCCATCCACTAGCGTAGTCGCTCCTTTCTTAACCGTTACCGCTGTAACGACTGTGCCGGCTCCATTCTTGTTAAGCAATCGTTTCTGAACTTGACTGGTCAATGTAACAGATTCTCCAGTAATTGTTTTTGGAGTTCCTGCGATGGTTTCTAGCTTGTCTATTCCACCACGAACTGTCGCTAATGTGGCGAGGTTGATTTCCATCAAGTCTCCCTCAATACCAGCTGCGTGGTTGTTAATACCTGTCTTGATTACACCTGCATTGTCGCTAGTCACTGTCATCTCATCCCATGTTTCCTCAAAAACAATGCCGTTCATCGCCCCAAGGTCAATGAGACTGTTCACATCTTCGCCAACCTCGAACTTTGCGGAACCGAAACGGATAGAACTTGCTTTCTGAACTGTTGTCATATTACGTCCCATTTTTGTTATTCCTCCCGATAAATGATTTTGAAATCTGTTGCTATGTGATAGAGCTTTGTGTCACTCTCGTACATGTCCCTACTGCCTTCCCACACACCTTGCAATACCCTAACCCCACCCATGTTCCCTTTGTAACGCTGGAGGGCACTACGGATCTTCTCCGCCAGCTCTTTTGCCTCACCGTATTTTGTTGAGAATACAGAGAATTGAAATCTGGGGTAAGAAACCGGGATATTATGATGGGCCACTCCCGATATCACCAGATATGCAATGGCCGGATAAGTTGGTTTCTCAGGTAACCAGCCGGGATAGATTCGATTGCCCACAAGCGATTGAATCTCATTGATGGATAGCAAATAATCTCGTAACTTTGTTTCTATAACCATTAGGCACCCACTCTCTCAACCACAGCCTTGACACCCTCTATGAGCAGCTTTCGAACCTTTGCCCTGCTCTTATCCAATGAGGGTCTCATAAACGGGCGTGGTGGCTGGTGACTGCTTCCATACTCGTAAAAGGTAACGTAAAAAGGGGCAGACGCGGAGATATCTCCATTGCGTGCCCCTACAGATACATTTGCGTAATAGTTTCCTTTTTTCGATATCCCTATATTCATCTGCAGCGAGAATCGAGTTTTGCCAGTCTCACCGATTGGAACTCTTGAATCAGCCTCACGAAATACTATCTCAGCTGCCTTCGATATAAGATCCCGAATCTCTTTGGTGATCTCAGCATTAGCTCGCTTGAGTTGCCGGATTACTTCATCCGCACCATCCACACGTATATTAGACCTTGAACTCCGACGTACCATCACTGACGCTCCTTACACATGAGTTGTAACTCCTGCATGTTAAAAGATGGATGGATGATGTAAAGGATCTCGAACTCAATGCTTTTGTAGCGAACAACCATTGTCCGATCAATGCCTTCACGGTACCTTACTCGGATTCGCGTAGTAACATCAGCGGTAACCTGTGCTGCAGCAGCTCGGTCCTGCCCTCTAAGAGGCTCTATACCAGCCCATAGCTTTGCTACTTCAATCCAATCGTCTGTTGGCTGCCCCCAATCATCTAAATCATCTGCACCAGGAGGACGAAAGATGGCCACTCGCTTATCAAGTCGATTAACTAGAACAGTCATGTTTCATCATTTCCCTTGTCATTCTTCTCAGTGGATCGTGCGGTACTGCGAGTAGTTCGCTTAAGGGATTTTTCATCATCGTTCGTACCGATAAATCCACGAGTCATTAAATCAGCAGCTCTATCAGCTTCTGCTTTGTACTTCGATCCAACCTCATAAATATCACCCGAACCCTTATCCCTGAACTTCTTCAATACAGGATATTCCATGCTATATCACCCCGTTTTCAGTTGTAAAATCAAGCTTTCCAGCGAAAAATTGAACTTTTCAATCTTCTCAGATGGATCTCGATGTTCATAGTTAATTGAACAGTAGAGCATTACGGCCAGTTTATATCTGGCCGTTCCATGCTTGTCCTCAGGAACTCCTGCTTCAGCAAGATATTCCTTTGCTGCTGCAACAAAAAGAGCGAGGGTAACATCCTCCTCGCTCCCATCTATTCGCAAATATTCCTTCAATTCATCAAGCTGTAACTCAAGCATAACGGGCTCCTTTCCGCCCTATACGGTCGGCACCCAATCCAGAACGGCAGTGTACACCGTTCCAGCGGTTGTTTTTACTTCGAAATTGTACTGTCCAGCTACATTATCATCACTGAACCACAACGTCTCTTGATCATCCGGAGTTAGATTCACTCCATTCTTTTTGATATAAGTGACCGCCCCGGCTTTGAGGGAAATCCTCACTCCATCACCATCCAACAGTTCGAACTCGGTATGATTCACACCTTCATGTTCACCCTCTTGGCCTGTTGGTTTGAATGTTGCTGGTGAAGGAGTTAAGACTTTTTTGCAATGCGGAATGCGGACTTCAGTTTGATCTGGTGGTCAATCCATGCGGTCAAAACGAAATCCCAGATACCAGTACGGACGTTTTTATCACGGTCATAAATGATCTCAGGATCATAGTTAAAGTGAGAATACCGGTAATCGCCGACTACTGGATTTTCAGCAAGATCACAGAATTCAACTGGTTTACCCAATACTTGTTCTGGCTGAGCCTGATACAATGTTGCATTACCATTTGCTAAATCTTCAATGATATCCATGTAATCTGCATACCGCATGGTGATTTTGGCATTCTCACGGAAGTCTTCTGGAAGATCAGCAATTGCTGATTTGATGGCTTTGAATAACGTAGTGCCATCAACTTCTTTAATGACAGAGACCGCTCCGTTTTTCTGGTAGAAACTCATATGTTCTTCTCCCGGTTTCGGAGTTTTCGCATAAGCGACCTTCTTCTCTTTAGCTGCTAAACCAGACTGCAAAGCCCCATCGACTGTCTGTACCAAGTTGGTATCCGTTGCCGCGAGGATAGTTTCCGATACTGGAGCAAACACTTTAAATTTATGGCGACTGAAACTAACAACATCTCCGGTAGATTTCAACTCTTTAGCCAATTCTGTATCATCAATGAAATCATCATCATCCAATTGGAATTCGATCTTTGGAATTTCAAGATTTCTAACGCTCGTGAACGTAGAAATCTCCCGCAATGGATTTTTCACAAACGGCTCATGAAGCAATTCGGTTGTCATGGTCGAAGGAAGAATCTTTTCTCCGCCCGTACTGTTTTTATCTCCTAGAGCAGCTTTTACATCTGGAGAAACATCATGCCCCTTAACAGTAGCTCTAATTAATGCGGCTTTTGCTGATTGAATTTGATTTTTAGGATCGACGTTGAACGTCGGCTCTTTCGTTTGTAGTGACGCTCTTTGCTGAGCTTCCATCGAATCGTGTTCTTTTTGCAAGATATCAAACCGAGCTTGTAATCCTGTCTCTTTTGTTTCCAATGCCTTAATGTCATCCATCTTTGCTTCTGGCTCTGAGGCCTTAACCAACTTTTCTTGTTTTGCAGCTGCCAGTGCAGCGCCAATTGTCACTAAATCATTTTTAATATCAAACAGTGTTTTAGCCATTAATAATACCTCCCAGGTATGATTGCAAATTTTGTAATTCTAGACTTGCGTTTTTTGCGATTTCGTTGCGTTCAGCTTCGGTGTAACTCTTGTTCTTCGGATCTCTTGGTTCAAGTGACATAGCAGCAGGGACGTTGCGATACTTAGCGAATAGCTCTTCACTAATTGACGCAGCCATCTCATTGGATTCTTCAACAAAATCACACAATCCGTGTGCGTATGCCTCGTCAGCAGACAGCCAAGTTTCAGCATCAAGCAGACTCTTTAGAGTGGCTTCGTCAAGCTTGTCTCCTGCCTTTTGTAAATAACTCTGAATCGCGGATTGTCCAATACGGTCCAAATCATCAGCCGCCTTACGCAACTCCGCAGCGTTACCCATGGCAAATGTCCAAGGATTATGGATCATCATCATGCTATTTTTAGGCATTCGAATTTCGTCACCAGCCATTGCTATAACTGAGGCAATTGATGCAGCTAATGCATCCACATGGACGACTACTCGGGCTTTATGACGCATCAGCATGTTGTGGATGGCCACTCCTTCAAATACAGAACCTCCGGGGCTATTAATGTATAGATGAATCTTCTCAACTTCTTCCCCCAACTCATCCAGTTCATTTTTGAACGTTGTGGCAGAAACCTCCCCATATTCTTCCCATGCATACTTCGTGATTTCTCCGTATACAAAAATGTCCGCTGAACTTGGATCGTTCGCAGACATTTTCATCTCCCAAAACTTACTTGGGGTCTTATTTTGTTGTGCTTTACTCATTCTTTGTACTCACCCCCTTTCTTTGCTCAACTGGCGTATCTATTGGATAAAGATCGCCGCTAATATAAAGCTTGTCTCCACCATCTTCTGGTGGTAGCTCTTCCCAAGCACGTGCCTCGTTTGGCTTAAACACGCCTGACCGGATCATCTTGAAGTAGAACTCTCCTCTGGTCGTCATATCTCCACGCAAAAGAGCGCCGACAGTGAACTTGAAGTACAGTCCCTGTTGACGCTGCTGCGCTGTAAGCAGCTTTCTATTAAATTCTTGCTCATATTGACGGACAATAGGCAGTAACGTGTAAGTAACAAATTCAAGACTCATTTGCTCCATGCTGCTGTAACTAGCACCATCAGTTTCACCGAGCATAGTCACTGGCATGTTAAGAACAGTGGCGACCCGGGAACGGGTGATCTTCTCGACTTCGAATACCTTGGAGTCGATAAAATTTCTGTTAATCTCCTTGATTTCCACTCCAGGTTCCTGGATGATCACGCCACCATTCTCTTGATAGAACTTTGCGAAATTCGCCCAAATCTCTTTTTTCTTTTCTTCCCCGACATGAGCAGCCAACTTCAGGATGAATGACGCTTTAATTGATGTATCAAGTTGGTCAAGAGTGAACTTCCTGACTGCCCCATCAAAATCAATTGTGTTTCTCAGAACGTCTATCGGGCTTATGCCTTTGTACCCGTTTTGTGTGGTCTGAATATGACTTACATGCACCATGTCCATGTTATGGACGTAGTACGTTCCTTTGTCACCTCTGACCATGTACCACAGTTCATTAGTGTCTTGTTCAACAACAGGATCAACACTTGTCGGATCAAGAACAACTAGTGACTCGACGTTGTAGAATCGGTCATACATCTTAAGAGCATAGCCGTTACCATACACATTTCGATGTGTCTCCAGAAGCCGAATAAAAGCAAACGATGTCATGTTTCTGTTTGGAGCATTCGCCACCAAGTCGTTCAAATCAGAATAAACCGGGTCAAACTCTTGATATAGTTTGATAGGTAGCACCGCTAAAGAATTAGATAACCGTGATACTCCCGAAAAAATTGTTTCGTTGTTGGCAAGCTCTCCCCCAGCTTTCCCGCGGAAGATTGATAAGCCATTGCGGAACCAATTTGAAAAGTTCTCAGCCCCAATCGGTGCCTTGTTTCTAACCACATTCCAAGCCAGCTTCATTCGTTGCCCTAAGTTCATTTTTTATCATCACCCCCTTAACAGCTCACTGATTGAAACAAAGGATACTTCACCAGTTGGTGGAGCTACGGCAAGTTGTTTCATTACCTCTACATGGGCATTCAAAAAGGCCGCAAACCCGTCAATTTTACGGTAGCGACCTTGTTTAGTAGGTATTTTATTCCGGTTTCTATCCTCAACCAGTTTGACGTTGTTGATATACCATCTGAATAATCGGTTGTTGTTGTAAATTACTTTTCCGTCAATAAACAGTTCCTTCAAATCATCCATAGCCGGTCCTAATGTAAGGTGTCCTTGTCGGACAACTTCACATTCGAATCCATAGGCTTTCAGCGCCTCTACAAGCCCAAACGCTTTTGCTGGGTCATACATGATCTTTTCAATTCCAAAGCGCTGAGATTGTTCTACAAACCAATCAAAAATGTACTCTTTTTTTACGTATTCGCCCGGAATAATCGTTAAAAGATCCATTTCTTCGTATTCTTTGTACGGTAAATCCTCATTAGCTTGCTTCACTTTATCAGCTGGAATCCACGAATGTGAGATAGTAAACACCTCGCCCGTCTCCGGGATCGGAAACTCCAGACAAGCACTAGTAAAATCTTCGCTGTCCGAAAGATCGAAGCCCCCGATACAGCCCTTGCCTTCGAATTGCTTCGGGTCACGTTCCTGGTTGTTCCGCTTCAGCACTTCGAATGAAAGGAACGATTCCTCGTCCGCTTTGACAAAGATGTTCAAACGCTTGGTGATAAAGTCATTACGTTCAGCAGGAATATGTTTACGATCATCCCATTCCTTTAGCATGTCCTCCATTTTTATGGTAACACCCAAGTTAGGGTTAGCCTTCCCCCAGTTATCAGGATTTTCAATGTCATCCCCTGGGTCAAGCTCCGCCATAAAGTAAAAGGCATGCTCAGCAGGAATTACTCCCTCTAGAACATCCGCAGCCTTATCATAATAATCCATCAGCGGACCATCCAACTGATAACCAGCTGTTGTAATGTACAAGATCATCGGCTGTGTACGGGCACCCGTTGAGTTCTTTATGACATTGATTAGCTTGTACGTTTTGTACTCATGGATCTCATCAAAAGCACCCATACTGCAGTTCTTACCATCAAGCTTTTTACTATCAGTTGCCAACGGTAGAATCTTGGACATTGTCTTCCGGAAACGAATCTCATGTAGCGTCTCATCAAAGTGTTTTCTGAGTAACGGGGACGCCTTGATCATAGCCTTACATTCATCGAACATATCTCTAGCTTGTTCTTTGGAGTTTGCCAGCTGATAGACCCGAGCTCCGTTCTCTCCGTCCTTTGAGGCACCGTAAAGAGATAGACCAGACACCATAGAGGTCTTACCGTTCTTTCTGCCCATAAAAATAAGCCCCTCGCGAAAGCGACGAAGCCCGGTATCTTTATGCACCCACCCATAGAGTGAGCCGATTATGAAATGTTGCCAAGGTTGCAGCTCCAGTCGATCAAAGTCACCCATTGAGGGCTTACAGAACTTTTCAATATAACCAACTGGACGGTATCCCTTTTCCTCATCAAAAACAAACGGAAATTCACGAGTTCCTTGCCTTTTTAGATCATTTAAATGGCGTTTACAGGCTTGATAAACCTTCTTCGACGTAATAATAAGGTGCGCTGTGACCGCAGTTGCATATTGTGTGGTTTGAAGTTTAGAAGCTTCAATAGCCAGTAAATTCGTCACCTTTATCGCCACCTTCCGGATCAACTACACCGGAGACCTTTCTGTCTGAGGCAGGGGTCAATTTCAACTCGGCTTGCAGCTTCCGCTGGTGTTCAATAATTTTGATTACCATGTCCACAGACTTGTTCTGTCTGTACATTTGCTGTGACCCATTGACAAAAAGCTCGACCACACCACGAGCCTTTATGTCCGCCAAATGCTGCTGTTTTAACTGCTCAAGCAAAGCCAAGTTATCTGTTATCATGATGGTCCGATCAGAAAGATTATCATCAATCTCTAATTCTCGTATCACGATATCAAATAGTTTCTTAGCTGCTCTATCTTTGATCTCCCGTTTTGGTTTGTGTTCCATGACACCCCCCCCTCATATATGAAATGGTCATACGCCGAAAACGAAACTGGGGGCGGTCCCTTGTGCCTCTCGTTTTAACTTTTAAGGCAGGGGGGGCTGGTCTTATTCCGTCCCATTTTTCCACCCCATTCATTTTCACATCTATTTATCAATACATTGTCACAGCTTCTCTGAGCCTCACTGAGACGTTATAACATTCATAGGAACACTTGTTAGAGTTATTCCAGAATCCACCTGTAATGGCACCTTAATTAGCTATAATGTCTTATCTATCATTCGCTAGCTATCATCATCAGAACACCTCACTATTTCCTTTGGAAACTATGAACCTCGCCCTTCGATTCGTTACTGGTGTCTCTACCTTTTCCCCTGCAAGACCATGCTCTTTGTTATGGCAGCTATTACAGAGACTTAATAGATTCTCTAGTACTAATGCAAGATCAGGGTAACCACTCAGTGGTTTAATGTGATGGACCATGTCAGCAGGAGTTAATCTCTTACGCTTTATGCAGTGCTGACATAGATAGTTGTCTCTGATGAGTGCTTGTACTCTTGCAGTCTCCCATGCTGTAGACCTATAGAATGTCTTTGATCCCTTGTCTCGCTTATAGCGGTCATAGTAACGGTTCTGGTCACGCCTGCTCGTCATAGAATGTCACCACCTCCGTTAGCCCAACATACCTAGTTCCTATTCACTGCATACTTTTAAGTTCAAGTCATCCTGAATACTATTGAGTACTATTTTTGTCCGACCATACACATCCATACGCGGTACACCTTGACCAACCGCATGTGCTAATGCAATGAGTCTGTCTAGGTACGCCAGTTTATCCTCTACGGCATCATTTACTCCACGACCTGTCAGCCCCTCGGACAGTCGCTCAACGTCCTTCAGTGCTTCCTGCACCTCTGATGTGTCAATGTTCAGCTTGACCTTGATGTCACCTACAGTACTCACTGCTTCCCCCTCAGGCTCTACCTCGGTCACATACCATGTGTCATGCTTTAGCGGCAACGGCATCCCATATGAGTCTGATTCGAAACCATCAGGTGATCCCGTCTCCTTGACTATCGTGTAGTCTTTCTTCAACATATCCAGTGCATCTGTGACTCTAAACAGTTCCTCTCTAGTGTGTACCGCCTTTATGAACATTCCATTCCCTCCTTCGTCTTGTTGAGCCTTTTCATAGCAACGTCCATGTGAGTACATACCCTCGGGAAATGTATGAATATGAGCTTGATCTGCTTCCTCCACATTAGCTTGCTTACCCATCAACGGCTTGTTTTCATGCAATTCATCTATTATTGCGAATGCCGGTTGATGCCCTGTTTTGCTGATCGGTCGTATCCTAGCTGTTGGCTTACATGGATGACCATGCTCATCGTAGTAAGTCCCTCTTGCTGGATGGATGTCACAGTGTAGGCACCATTTGCCGGGTGATATATTGCTGCAATAGTGGCATTTGAAAGTGTCTTTATAAACTGACAATGGTAGATAGAATTCCGGATGAGATTCCCCGATCCTACTTACCCAAGCAATACCAAAAAAATCTCTGAGTCTCTGTACTAAAGGACGCTTCATTGCAAGCCCTCCTTGACTACCGTTGCTCCAAACTTCATGTAGTGGTTCATTACTGAACTTTCCATGATTGGATTCAACCAGTGCTGACCTATCAATACAATAAGCATGCCATCAGGATTAAGCCCATCCAACATGAAGGGGTTCCGACTTACATACTTGACTCTTGCTTCGCTAGGATACTTGTCTCTCAGTCCTAGATCCTTCCATAGATCACGAGCCTGTGTGACGTCCTTCCCGACTACAAGGATTAGCTTTGGAATGGTTACTGTGTTCACCGTCACAAACCTACGCCTCCCTCGACCACTGCTCTCACCCTGTCCATGCCTGCCTTGATCTGGGCTTGTATATCTTTGACTTGCTTCAAAGTCGCAGCCTGATCAACTCTTGGGTTCTGAAGCTTAGTCTGTACCCGTCTGATCTTTGCCTGTAGTTCCCTTACCTCCAAGTCAGTATAGAAAGCTACGTACTCATGCTTGCAGTGTGGGCATATGAAGTACGTCTTCTCTATGGCTCCTAGTAGCCTTGCTGTTTGGAAGCCGTTCACCTCGAACTGTTTATTACAACCTTCGTTACAAATGGCTGGCATAGACTTACTAGACTGTGCTTTGCTCATGTGAATCAACCTTTCTGATTACAGTTTCATCAGTCCCAAGAGCTAGATCCACGCTGAGGAGGAATGGGAAATTGGTCTTAATAAATTCCCTATACATTGCTTCATACTCGCGCTCATTGGCTTTGATAGTCTTAATCATTTCTTCTGGCACGCCGAGGTAAGAACAGATTTCTTCTTTCGACCATCTATGCTCAAATGATTGTTCTTCGTCGTTTTGTTGGATTGGCGGCACCTGAATAAAGTGGCCTCCGTGTTCTCGGCCCCATACAGGAACCATCAACCCGGGTCTTGGATGATCGTGATACTCGTCAATGATCTGAAATGGCTTCTCCACTGATTTCACCCTTTCTTGTTATAGCCCATGTACCTTAGTTCGCCCTCACCTCTGAGCTTTTGGGGTTTAGATTATGGGTTGTTCTATTGGTTCTCCCTTCAGGAAGATCATTTCTCCCTTAAATGGTTCAGGTTTAGCAATCGACATATGCGGACCGAATTTCTGTATGAGCTCCCATATTTGAAAGCTGGTGTTTCCTTCGGAGTCAGCCTTTGATACATATGATCCGATATCTTTAGCCCCTCGTTCGAGATAATGCAAGTTCCACTCTTCATGTCGGTTCCTCAGTATCTGCTCACCGAAATCAGTAAGCTTTACTTTGACGCTCTGATTGAAGTTCATACGGAAGTCCATAACATTCATGTTTCCTCCTCATCAAAGAAGATCAATTCGCCACAGATTAACTCTTCCATTTCTTCTGGAGTGTAAGAGCCAAACGCCTGAATGAATTCGCCCAGCTTGAGAGTCGCATACCCATCCGTAATTGTGAGATTACCGATACCGTTAACTTTTTCCCAAATTACTGTGTGGTACATAGAAAGGACTCTGACGCCTTTCCATGTGACACTAAATTTTACCTTCTGGTTTAAATCAACTCGAAACTCCATATCGTTCACCCTTCCTCTACTTCACTTACAAATGGTACATCAGCAGCGGACAAAAATTTCACTTCAAGCCTTGTCCAGTACGATTCTGGATATCGGTATTGGTTCCATGCCGGGCAAAAGGCGTCTTTCTTGAAGACCTCCGAAGCAGCTTCCTTAGCCTTCTCCTCATCTTCAGCTAAAACTATAACGAATATAGGACCGTTACTCATATATCCATTGAATACTTGGTATAAATTCACTTCATCACCTCATCTAAGCTTTTCTGAAGTTGATCCTCCATGTTTTTCAAATACTCGGTATACTCTTTCGTGCTTTGTTCATGCCGTTGTATAGACCGCTCATATCGTTCGTTCAGTCTTACGCCTTCTATACCATTCCAGATGGTTAATGTTATAGCCGCTATAAAGATTAGCTGTAACAGAATGCTAATGCGTTTATTCAGATCGTTCACTCCTTTCTGGACATAGAAAAAGCCACCCAGATTATGGATGGCTTTATGTTCTGCGATATGCTGTTTACTCAGCGCTGTGCAACTTAATAAATAATGCTGCTATTTTCAGGAGAAGCACCTTGTCCGAAAAAGGGCTAACAGTTGGTTGTGACTGACCTTGTAGTACCCCATCCTTCCACACCTCAAAAATATTACATTGCAGTAATGATTCCACTTCAAGCTTAGATATTCTATCAAGAAATGTTTCTGCTCCTGCGGCAACTACATCATTCTGAGACATATCCCCATCAGAGCCGAGGTCATACGAACGAAGTATAAAAATGCTGGTGTCATTTACTTTTGTCTTTACGAGTATCGCCTCCTTAATATTAAAAAAGCATCAGTTAGTCGCTTGAGCTTCGACTATATCGATCCCATCAACTAAGAGGTCGGCATTAACTTCATATTCGGTTCTTAAGTCAGAACCAGTAAACTTAATGTACCCTTTGTTATAAAGATATCTAAAAGCTAGTAACTTTTCCACATCAGTTTTCTCAAATTTTTCAGTATAGCGAATGCCACCTGAATTAAAATAGTGCTCATATATTTTTTTGAGTAAAGAATAACGTAACGCCTTTCTTTCATGGATTGATAAAACTATTCGTTCCATAATTTTCACCTCCCAACACCACAATTCGCCATTAGGAAGGATTTTCCTCTAAATTGGTCGAATATTGGTAAATGAAAGGAGGGATGAATAAAATGGCTACTTATATTGTTAATAGTGGACCTGAAAAGGAAGTTCACAGATCAGCCCACACGGTATCTGCATGCAACATTAACCTGATTAGTTCGAGTCACAGGATTGATACAGATGCTGACTACACTTTACTTTACCCTGCAACCTATGACGGTTGTAAACACTGTTACGCTGCAAAACATCGTAAATAAATCTTTTAAAGAGGAGCTGATGACTCCTCTTTTCCTCTCAATACGCCAATACCCTCCATATACGGCACGCCATTACTCTCATGCCACCGAATACATTCGTCTGTGGTAATGCATCCGGATTTGAGATTCATTTGCCATACTCCGTTTTGACTGCCGTCTGAATAAAAATAAGGATATGGTCTATACCCTTGACTCTTCGATAATTCTACGCTTGCCTCGTCTATAAGAGTGTTTGGCGGCGCCTGAACACCTTTCCACTTACCAAAACCGTTCTCCCAATCAGTAATGTGCCCTGACATGCCATGACCACAGCAACACCCCAATGTAACAATGCCCAAGTTGTTTAAATCTTGTATTTCATCTGCAATACAGGCATCTACTACTACATTTCTTTTGCCTTGATTCACATTTATAACTTTCACCATCTTATAGACCCCATGGAGACACATAGCCATCCCCTCCCAAATGTTACAGATGTCCCTAGTTTATGCGTTTCAACATTATGCATACCTTTTAGCTTCGCTAACATTTATGAAGTTAACGAGGGTACAAACAGCCATACACCCAACCACGTTCTTCGTTATCGTCTGGGTTCTCACTTGCTGTAGCTTCTGCTGTATGCCCACAAAATGGACAGGCAAGATTTCCCCCTTTGGACTTCTCCATATTAACTAAGAATTGAGCGCCGCACTCTTCGGACAGACATTCATACTTTTCTAACAACGGTTGTTCCAATATATTACCCCATAATTATTAATCAAAGCGGACAGCGAGACTCGAACTCGCATCACCAGCTTGGAAGGCTGAGGCACAACCCTTATACCACGCCCGCATGTTGCCCCTGACAGACCGCACGAAGGCGTTTCCTACAACCTGTACTCACAGGGAATGTATTTGTCCCATCACTACCTAAAACGCGTGGTACGCGCCCTCAGGCGGTGATATTGATGCGGGCGAGGGATAAATACTCCACGCTATGAATATGCGCATTGTGGATCCCTTGTACCGTGTATTCCGCCACCACATCTAATAAAACAAAAAGAACAGTCGGCCCGTGTATGCTGCCCTTTGGCTAACCGCCTCAGCTGACAGATGTTTGTGTCGGGTACTGTTCTCTTTGTTTTCCTATGCTATAAGAATAACATATCAATAACCTAATGACTGATAAATTATTGTTATTATTCTGGGATTTTTTTATTAATTTCTCTTTTCTGTTTTTTCCATAATCCAGAAAAATGGTTATTTACATAGAATTTTATCGGTGTTACCTTTAATATCAAATACCATGAAAGGTAGGCATACCTA